CGTGGCCGCTCACAGGGTCGAAACGGCAACCCGCGTGGCAACCACGCCGCGCAAGCACGCGAGATCATAAGTGTCGCCGCGACCCTTTCAAGGTCGAGATCGCGGGTTCGAATCCCGCCGGGGTCACCACACTTCCCTCAATAATTCCGCCGTGTTCACCGCCGTTCTCGCCCCTTGCGTGTCGGCCACCCAACGACACGTAACGACACGTTCCGACACCGAATCCGGCCCGGAGTGGCAATCGAAGTGGCAATCGCTCCCGGGCCCGGGTTTCGGCGCGCGGATTGGCTGGGTGCTCTCTCCGAGGAGGATCTGATGGGCCGCTACGCCCAGGGGACAACCGTCTCCGTCGAGAAGTCCGAGATCGAGGTCCGGCGCATCCTCGCGCGGTACGGCGCGACGAAATTCGGGACGATGGTCGAGCCGGAGCGGGTGCCCGGCACGGCGCGCACGCTCGGCGATGAACTCGTGCCGAGGCTCAACGCGCTGTATTCCGGCGCGTCGCTCCGGGCCCTACTGGCGGGGAACCCGGACGAATGACCTGCTCCCGCTGCGGATCCCTGATGCACCCCTGGGACGTCGGCGACGACTTCGTGATCTACAAGTGCGCCGCGGCCGCCCACGCGGTGCGTGTGGGATCGACGCCGCCGACGCTGCGACAGCCACGTCCTGAGTCTCCGCAGCCAACGCGACCCGACAAGACACGGCCCCCGAGAGACGCGCGGAGATGTCCGACGTGCGGGCGGATCTTCCGGCCAAAGAGATCCAACACGAAGTATTGCCGGCTCAGATGCAGCCAGCGAGCCGCGCGCGCGGCCCGGGCCGCGATCACGCGCTCGAAGCTGCCACGGTCCTCCAGCATCCGCGACACGGTGCGCCTGGAGCCCGAGGCGCGACGCATCGTTCAGAGGGTCAGCCTCGCGCCGGCGCCGCAATCGAACGAGTGGGCCTGGCTGCGCACGGCCAACACCGGCGCTCGGGCCATGGTAGGAGAGCAGACATGAGCGAGTCCTGCGACGTGAGCGAGCCTTGCGACTGCATGCGCCAGCACCCGAAGTATTGCGGGTTGTCCGGGTACCTCCTCGTCCCCTACCACCTCGTGCCGCCGCTGCCGATGTGGAAGGTCCGGGCAGGGATCACGGAGGACATGGACGTATGACGCCGAGGAAGAAGAGGTCCGGAGCCGCCCACGAGGCTGCTGACCGCGCGATCTGGCGACCCGAGAGACGGGACGGAAGCATCGGAAAGCTCAAGACGTTGGAACTGATCGAGGGCCGCGGCGAGGTGCGCGCGGCCGCGGTGTTCTTCGAGGCGTGATGCGATGCCGAAGGAAGACCTGCTCTGCTCTCGCTGCGGCTGCTGGTATAGCGCGATCTTCTTCCGGGCGGGCGCCCCCTGTGGAGATCTGTCGGCCACGGGCCTCGAAGGCCCGCCCTGCGACGGTCGCCTCATGACACCGCGACAGCTCGCCAATGAAGCCTGGCGGCGGCTCCTGGCTGGCGCTCGCGTCGTGATCCGAGAAGATGCCATCTATGTGAGCCCTATTCCAGAGAAGCACCGACCGCCCCACTCGAGGAGGACACCATGTTGACCTTCCGCATAGAACGGTTCATCCCTGGCGAAGCGAAACGACTCATCGAAGAGCACGAGGAGGCGATCAGGGCGGGCGTGATCGTCAACCGTGGCTTCAAAGCCATGCTGGTGACCAGAATTGCCAGCGACATCCTGCGCGGCGACTGGTACGTCCACACAGGCGAAACCATCAAATTCGAGAAGGAGCGCGACGGGCATCTTCACGGCGCTGACCTCGTCGACGGGCAGAACCGACTCCGTGCGATCGTCCAGGCTGGCATGCCCACGGACGTCTGGATTGCGGTCGGCGTCCCTCGCAATGCCTTCGTCTACCTCGACAGCGGGGAACGCCGGACGCTGAAGGACGTGCTGCACAGCAGTGGCGAGAATCATCCTGGAATCCTCGCCGCCGCGTTGACGTTGCTCGGTAAGTGGGACCCGACCACCAGCACGACGCGCCTGAGCGGCACGACCGTGTCACATGCCGTCGCCCGCAAGATCCTCGACGCCGACCCCTCGGTCCGTCAGAGCCTGGAGCGGACACACGGCCTGAATCTGCTCGGACGTGGCGTCGGCACCTTCTTGCACGTGATCTTCTCCAAGAAGGACGCCGCGCTCGCCGACCGCTTCGTCTCAGCGATGATCACCGGAGAGAACCTCGCCGCATCAGACCCGTTCTATGTTCTGCGCGAGCTCCTCGTCCAGAACAAGGGGAGCCGCCGGAAGCTCATCACGCGAGATCTCATTTTCTTCTGCATCAAGGCCTGGAACGCAGCGCGTGACGGTCGGGACCTGAAGATCTTGCGCATCAGGAAGGGCGAGGAGATGGAGGCACTGAAGTAATGGCCAAGGTGGCGTCGCCAGGCCCCCTCTGTGAGGCCTGCGTCCGAGAGGAGGCGTACAGCTTTTCCTGGACACCAGATCGGGCACGATGGTACGAGCCGCGATCTGGTACATGGCGGTACACCGGGGGATGCACATCACACTCAGAGCATTACTACGTCCTGTTCCGTAATCGCGGCCGCGGATTCATGGACAGCGTACGTGAGCGAAGAGACTGGCTGCGACACCTCAGCTACAAGACCTGGTTCGATCCACTCGACTTCTTTCTGATGTGGTCGCGCTTCGAAAACGCTCGACCGTCCTGCTTTCGTCTCAGTCCGGCGAAGGACATGAAGGCTTACAACAAGGGCTGCAGCGGCCGCGGCCGCTGCTCAGTTCTTCAAGCTCACCTCTTCCAGTCTTCTGGCGTCACGAAGCTCTATGGCTGTTACCAGATCGCCTGCCGACTCAACGGGTACCACGAGGCGTGTTCGCAGTGCGGATTTCCCGCTGACGAGCATCCTCGGCCCGATAGCTTCCATCTTCCGGAGTACGGTTCTCGCCCTCGATCTCCCTTCCCATCCCTCGATCTCGCTGTGCCCAGGAGCCCGTCCTTGACCCTCGGGTGACCCCCAGCTCGCCGGCCGTCCCGCCGCACAGCCCCGAGGCCGAGCGCGCCGTCCTGGGCGCGATCGTCGCCGAGGGTGGCCATGCGATCAGGATCAGTCCCGAAAGGAGGTCGGTACCTCCAGACGGCACGCTGACGCCGAGCCCCGACCCATTTCCTCCCTCCCGCCTTGGACTCCGCTTCTCGTCTGGATTTCGCTGGGCACCAGTACCACGCCACGAGGTCCTCCATGACCCTCAAGGAGTTCGAGGAGTCACGTAGCATCCTGTCCTGCCGCGCCTGCGGCCACGTCGGGCTTGAGCCCAGCCCCCGACATCCGAACAACGGCGGTATTCGCCCGATCTGCCCCGCGTGCGGATCTCAGGCGCCCCTCGTCGACGTGCAATGGCTGAAGCAGAACGGCGCCGCCGAGCGGAAGCTTCGACGGGTCGGTACGCCCCGACCGGACGATGTCTGGTCGGCGAACGGCAACCACTGTGGCTTCTGTGGGAAGCCACGCTCCCTCTGCGAGCGCCTCGGCATCGGGCTCACCGTCCAGCACCTGGTGCCCGTCGTCTTCGGCGGCGCCGACGAGAGCCCCCTCGTCCCGTTCTGCGCGCGCTGTCAGGAATGGAGCGTGGCCGCCCTGCGAGAGACGCGGGACGTCCTGGGCGAGCTCGAGGCGCTCGACGACGTCATCCGACAGAGCGGCGCCACGCATCCAGGACCAGATCCGCTGGCCAACGACGCCGTGGACCAGCCCGCGTGACCGCGCTCCTCGAGCACGCGCGCCAATACTTGCTCCATGGACTACACCCGATCCCGACCTGCTGGGCCGTCGACGGGCGCTGCGGCTGCGGGCGCGGCCACGAGGGGCGCGACGTCGGCAAGCGCCCGCTGATCAGCTGGGAGCCGTTCCAGCACGAGGCGCCGCATGTCGACCAGGTCGACGAGTGGTGGTCGCGCTGGCCCGAGGCGAACATCGCCACGGTCACCGGCGCCGCCCCCGGCATCGTCATGCTCGACGCTGACGGGCCCGAGGGCCTCGCCTCGCTGCGGAGCCTGCGCACGCCGGCGACGACCTGGCTGCAGAAGACCGGCCGCGCCGAGGGCGGCTGGCAGCAGTTCTTCCGCCACCCGCGGGACGGCCGGCGGATCGGCAATCGCGCCGGGATCCTCCCGGGGCTCGACGTTCGCGGAGACGGCGGCTTCGCGCTGCTGCCTCCGAGCCTGCACGTGTCGGGGAATCGGTACACCTGGCTCACCAGCCCCGACGAGATGACGCTCGCCGAGCTCCCCGACCACGTGCTCCAGCTCCTGCTCACGCCGCCCCCGGCGCCGGTGCCCGCGTCAACGAACGGTGCCGCCGAGCCCTTTCCGGAAGGCCAACGCAACGACCAGCTCTATCGCCTGGCGCGTTCGCTCGTGGCCAAGGGGCTTACCGCTGGCGCGGTCACTGTGGCCCTCCTCGAGGAGAACCGCGCCCGCTGCAGGCCACCGCTTCCCGAGGGCGAGGTTCGGGAGATCGCCACGCATGCGACTCGCCAGCCAGATCGGCCGGAGTTCGCAGCCGCGACGTCGTCGTCGACGACCCCCGCCTCGCCCGACGAGGTCCGGCCGCTCGGCGTCGGCGCCGGCGAGTTCCTCGCGAGGCAGTATCCGCCGAGCGAGACCTATATCGAAGGCGTGCTGTCCTCCGACGGCGGTGGCTGGGTCGGCGGCGAGGAGAAGCTCGGCAAGACCTACTATTCCCTCGACGAGGCGATCGGCCTGTGCACGGGCACCGCCGTGTGCGGGCGGTTCGCCGTCCCGGTCCGTCGGCGCGTGTTCCTCCTCGAGGAGGAGGATTCCCCCCGCCGCACGCAGATGCGTCTGCGCGCGCTGCTCCGCGGCCGCGGCTTGGATCCCGACGATCCCGCGCTCCAGAGCGACCTGGACGCCTGGTTTCGCCTCGAGGTCTGGTCCGGCTTCACCTTCGACGACAAGGCGAAGGTCGCCCAGCTCGACGCGATGATCGCCGACTTCCGCCCCGCGGTGATCTACATCGATGTCCTGCGCAAGGTCACCGCCCGTGACCTCAACAAGGCGGCCGAGGCCTCCGGGTTGCTGGCGATCCTCGACGATCTTCGACGCCGGTACGGAGTCGTCTTCCGCGTGCTGCACCATTACCGCAAGGCCCAGGGCTTCCGGGTCAGCCGTGGCTCGCAGGAGATTGGCGGCAGCTTCGTCCTCGGCGCCTGGGCCGAGCAATCCCTCTTCTTCGAACCCGTCGGCCGCAAGCAGGGGGCCGTTCGCGTCACTGTCCAGGCGAAGGATGGCCCCGCGACCCCTGCCTTCCGCCTGGTGATCCAGTCCGAAGGGCCCGCGTATGCGCCGACGCTCGTCCGGCTGAGCACCAAGGACGACGAGGAGGGGGCCGGCGCGGAGGATCTCATCATTCAGGCGATCGCATCCTTGCCACGCGAGGACCCGCTGGTCGGGAAGCCGGGCGTCAGCATTGGAGCTCTCTCGGACCGCCTGAAGAAGAGCGCCAAGACGATCAAGCGGGGCATCAATCGACTCATCGATGACGGCCGAATCAAGGCGGTCGGTCAGGCGGCGAAGAATGCCGTGCTGTACGAGATAAGCGAATGAAGTCCGCCAGTTTCCCATCGTCGGCGAAAGCTGAGTCTGATGTGTCCCACCAGGATCTCCCATCTGATAGGACAAACCATGCGTGTCCTATCAGAGTTGTTAGAAGACTGAATTCGCATGTCTTCATGCTCACTTGCTGGTGGGACACGCATTCCGTGTCCTACCAGTGTCCTACCAGGTTCGCAGGGACAGTCGGCGTGGTAGGACAACCCGGACACAACCCCTTTAGGGGTTGTCCTATCACGTGTCCCACCAGACGCCGACCTGCCGTCCTTCCCCGCCGGGCCCGCTCCGTGCTACGGTGTCACTCGACGAGACGCGTGTGGCGGCTCGTCCCCTTTCCCCAGTCCTTCTCCTTCTCTCCTGACCCCTCCGTCTCGACTCGTGCGCGTAGTGCACCCGTCTGCAGGCGTTGGTGGCTGATGCCCGGTGGCCGTCCGACGAAGCTCACGCCCGAGGTCCAGGAGCGCATCTGTGAGGCGCTCTCGGTTGGCTGCTCGCGGAAGGATGCGGCGGCGTGTGCGCTGGTGGGGTACGAGGCGCTCCTCCGCTGGTACCAGCGGGGCGAGAAAGCGCGCCGAGGAATATTCAGAGAGTTTTACAAGGCAGTGGTCGTCGCCGAGGCGAAGCCCCGGGAGCGCGCCTACAAGTCGATCGCGAAGGCGGCTGATGACGGTGATTGGCGCGCCGGCGAGTCGTACCTGAAGCACCGAGATCACGAGAACTTCCGTCAGCGCCAGGAGCTGACGGGGCCGAACGGCGGACCGATTCAGACCTCGGTGCAGTACAACCTCGCCAAGCTCAGCGATGAAGAGTTCGAGGACGTCCTCGTGAAGCTCAGGAAGGCGGCCGGGTGAGGGCGTCGTTGCCGAGGGGACTGGTCCTGCCCACGCTCGAGGAGCTCGAGGCGGAGAGCCAGCGGCGGGCGGAGCGACGTGCGGCGGAAGCTGGCCGAGTCCAGCGGCGCATGATGACCATGGCGCAGTACCGCGTCGATCCCGTCGCGTTCCTCCACGACTGCGTGGCCTGGCGAGCGGGAGAAGAGCCGACGGTGTACCAGGAAGACATCCTCCGCCAGCTCGTGATCAAGAGGCGCGTTGCCGTGCGAGCGTTGCACGGCGTCGGCAAGACGGCGATCGCGGCATGGGCGATTCTCTGGTTCGCGATCACGCGCGACGGCGACGACTGGAAGATTCCGACGACGGCGAGCGCCTGGCGTCAGCTCACGAAGTACCTCTGGCCCGAGGTGCACAAGTGGGCGCGCCGGCTGCGGTGGGACGTGCTGGAGCGGGCCCCGTTCGACCCGCGGTCGGAGATGCTCGCGCTCTCGCTGAAGCTGAAGACGGGTGAGGCGTTCGCGGCGGCGAGCGACGTGCCGGATCTCATCGAGGGCGCGCACGCCGATCACATTCTCTACATCTTCGACGAGGCGAAGGCGATCCCGGCGAAGACGTTCGATGCGGCGGAGGGCGCGTTCAGCGGATCCGGCGCCTCGAAGTCGACCGAGGCGCTGGCGTTGTGCATCTCGACGCCGGGCCCGCCGAACGGCCGCTTCTACGAGATCCATGCGCGCGAGATGGGCTACGAGGACTGGTGGGCGCGACACGTCACGCTCGCGGAAGCGATCGCGGCGGGGCGGATCGGCGAGGAGTGGGCGGAGCTGCGCCGCCGGCAGTGGGGCGAGAAGAGCGCGGTCTATCGCAACCGCATTCTCGGCGAGTTCGCGTCGGCCGATGAAGATGGCGTGATTCCGCTCGCCTGGATCGAGGAAGCGAACGAGCGCTGGAGGGCGTGGAAGGAGAGCGGCGTCGAGCTGCTCCCGCTCACGACGGTCGGCGTCGACGTGGGACGCAGCGGCGACGATCTCACCGTGCTCGCACCTCGGGCCGGGACGACGATCACGGAGCTGCGACGTTTCCATCACCAGGACACGATGGCGACGACGGGTCAGGTCGTGGCAGCGCTGCGGAAGGGCGGCGCGGCGATCGTCGACGTGATCGGCGTCGGTGCCGGCGTCGTGGATCGGCTCCGCGAGCTGAATCAGGACGTGCTCCCCTTCAACGCCTCGGAGCGGTGCGAGGTGAAGGATCGCAGCGGCGAGCTGGCGTTCGCGAACCTCCGCAGCGCTGCCTGGTGGCATCTGCGCGAGCTGCTCGATCCGACGAACGAGGAGCGGATCGCGTTGCCCCCCGACGACAAGCTCATCGGCGATCTCACCGCGCCGAAGTGGCGCGTGGTCTCGTCGGGGAAGATCGAGATCGAGAGCAAGGACACGATCCGGCAGCGCATCGGGCGCTCGACCGACGACGGTGACGCCGTCGTACAGGCGTTCGCCCGCGAGATCATGGGACGGCCCTCGTGGGATTACGGCATCACGATCTGACCGTGCGCACTCTTACGTTCAGCCGGCGCGACCTCGACGTGGCGCAGCGAACCGTGGAGCAGGTGCGAGAGCACCTCGCGAAGAAGTATCCCGATGCGGTCGTGACGGCGAGCTGTGTTGGACGGAGCGGCGACGTGATGTTCACGCTGCTCGGGCCGACGCCGGGCTGGCCGGCATGAACGATGCGCCGTTCGAGCTGCGCGTGAAGTCGGACAGCGAGATCGCGCGTACCGCGCTGACCCGCGTCGTCGCGCTGGAGCTGCGGGTCGAGGCGCTGGAGCGAATCATCGCCGAGCTGACCGGCCGCGCTGCGTTGCCGACGTTGGCGGGGAGCAACACTGCTTGAGCGACCCGCGGGACGTCTGGGCATGCGGCGTGGCGATGGCGTTGCTCTTGACGGTGATGCTCCTGGCGTTCCTCCTCGCACTCCTCTCGCCGCCATGACCTCGCACCGAGCCGCCATCGACGCTTTCTTCCGCGAGTCGCTACCGCGATCGTTCCCGGTGTGCGGGCTCGACGTCGGCGGAGGGCATCGACCGTACAACGGTGTCGGCGAGTGGTCGGTGCTCGACTCGGATCTGCCGGCGGAGGATCAGCGGCGCAGCGGCGTGTGCTACCTGAAGGGCTCCGTCCTCGACATCCCGCTCGCCGACGAGTCGCTGGAGATCGTGCGGTGTGCCGAGGTGTTGTACCTGCTGCGGCCGTGCGAGCTGCAACCGGCGTTGCGCGAGATTCGTCGCGTGCTTCAACCCGGCGGCCGACTGCTGATCACGGATCCCTACCTCTGGCCGTGCGTCGGCGTGCACGAGGGCGCGATGCGGTTGACCGAGGGTGGCTGGCGTCGCGAGCTGATGGAGGCGGGCTTTCACGTGCTCGGGGTGTGGCCCCTCGAAGATGCGCGCGCCACGATCGGCCAGCTCGTTGCGTGGCGGCGCGCGTTCGCGCTGCGCGTGTTCGCCTGGTTCGGGCCCGGGAGCCCGTACCGCGAGTCGAGGACGACGGGATGGAAGATCATCGCAGCCTGAACCGGCGGCCGACGCTCCGGTTGGAGCGTGTGGTGATCTTGCGGCGTCGGCGGCCGCGTATCGCGCCGTGGAACGCCGCCGACCTCGTCGAGGACATGAACCGCGGCAATCGCGACGCCGAGGTGTTCACGCTGACGTGCGGGTTCTGCCTGGCGCAGCTCTGGCGAGGCGAGCCCCATACCGGCGCCTGCAACGAGGCGAACGGAGAGCGGAGCTGATGCTGCACGGCCGCGAGTGCGAGTGTGCGCTCTGCCACGAAGAGCAGCGATTCTCGACGATGTTCGCCGGGCTCACGACGGTGATCCTCTTCGCGATCCTCTTCGCGTTGCTCCGCTTCCTGCCGGGGCCGTCGCAGTGATGCCGGGCCCGATGCGCGTGTGCGCGCAGCTCTTCGACCTTCATCCTGAGCTGGTCGACACGATGATCTGCGGTGTGTGTGGCAAGCCGGCGAGCCGTGCGCGTCGCGTGATGGACCGTTCCGGGATGATGTGGTGCGAGGGCGAGTGCGCGGAGCATCACGCGGCGCGGGCCTGGGGAGAGCGGGATCCGCACGAGGAGCCGAGCGGGCTCGTGTGCCTGATCGGGATCCTGCTGTTCCTGCCGGTGCTCGTGCTGCTCGCGTTCTCGGCCGTGTACGAGCGGGCCCGGAGGTGGGGGGCATGACGCTGACGATCGCGCTCGCGGCGCTCTTGATCGCGGCGCCCTTTGCGAACGCCGGCCCGACGACGGGCCATGCGCGGGATCGGATGCTGCTCGCGTTCGCTTGGGCTGGCGCCCTCGCGCTCTTCGTCGTTGCCCCGGGCCCGGGGATCTTCTTTGCGTGCGCGCTGGCTCGCTGGATCGGCCCGCACCAGACCGGCGCGGTGCTGACGTGGGCGGGGCTCGGGCTGCTGTACGTGGCCGTGCTCTACGGGCCCCGGGCCCTGGAGACGGTGCTGCCGCACGCGATCGTCGCCGGTGCTGCGGTGCAAACCGTGTTGGGGATCGTTCAGTACGTGCTGGCCCTTCGCGCGGGGCAGACGCCGTACCAGGCGCGCGACGCGGCGAGTGCGGCGATGACGGGGCGCGTTGTCCTGGCGACGTTGATCGCGATGGCCGTTCCGCTGGCGCCGCTCTGGATTCTGCCGCTCTTCGTCGTCGGTCTGGTCGTGACCGCGTCCTACGTCGGCGTCGCGGCTGCGCTGTTCGGGTTCTTCGTGGCGCATCCGACGCTCATGGTGCCGGCGTTTCTTGTCTCGGCGCCGGCACTCTTCGTGGTCTGCTGGTACCGTCGTCGCGCCGGGGATTCGTGGCGCGCGCGTGTGCGAGCGTGGCAGCTCGGGCTCGCGGCCGTGGTGCGTGGGGGCTGGCCGGCGATCTTCTTCGGTCTGGGTCCGGGGGCGTGGCGGCGCGATGCCACGTATTGGAACCGGGCGGCCGGGGCGACGGTCGAGGTCTTCACGACCGCGCACAACGACCTCGTCGAGACGTTATTCGAGTACGGGCTCCTCGGGATGCTCGCGCTCGGGCTCTGGGGATGGACGTTGGCGCCGGGGATGGCGTTCGGTGATCCGGTGACTGGGGCGATGGTTGCGGCGCTCGTGTGTGCGATGGGGCACTTCCCGGCAGCGTTGCCTCAGACCTCGATCCCGTGGTTGGTGATCGCGGGGTTGCTGGCACGGAGGGGAATCTGATGCATGCCTGTCCGTGGTGTCCTCGGACCTTCGAGACGAGGGCGGATGTGCGGGCGCACGTGAACGCGGAGCATGCGACGTGCTGGTGTAAGCACGGGCTCGTCCAGGAGTCCGTATGACCCACCTCGCTGCTCGCTTGCTCGACTTTCTTCGTCGTCGCTTCGATCGTCCCCAACTTCTCCCGGACTCTGGCGTGCTGGCGGTGACGACGTACATCGCCGAGGTGCCGGGTCAGCCGGAGAAGTTCTGGGTCGCGAGCGTGTTCGCCGAGGGCATCAACGGTGGCTTCGGGCCGATCGAGCCGCGGGCGATCGCGGGCTGGTTGATCGCGGCGGCGCACACCGTAGCCTCGCGGCACGGGCTGACGGAGCAAGTCGCGCAGCCCTCGGCACCGCGTCCGCCCGAGCCTCCGACGATCTCGACGGGGAAGCCGGCGGCGTACCGACAGCCGATGCATCCGGGGAGGAAGCGGTGACGCTCGCCGACGTCTGCGCCGTTCTGGAGATCGCGCCGCCGGACTTCGCGCTCTGCTCGTCTCAGGCGCACGCGCAGCGTGTCCTCGACCAGTGGAAGGGCGCCGTGGCGCGCCATCGTCGGGTGCTGGCGGCGCGGCATCATCCCGACAAGGGCGGCGACCCCGAGCGGATGAAGCTGATCAACGCGGCCGCGGACGAGGCGGAGAAGGTGCGGCTGGAGATCCGGCGGCCGCAGCCTCGGGTCGTCAGCGTCCGGTATCACCCGAGCATGTCGTACACGTGGTCGTCATCCTCGACGGCGACGGCGAGCGCGACTACCACGGTGACGTTCTCGTGACTCTGACCTGGACTCGGGCTCACGTGAAGACGCGCTATCTCAGCGGAGACGTCGCGGTGATTCCGCTGGATCATCGAGGCTACGTGCATCGTGCGATGTACGGGGCGGAGTGCGTGACGCTCCGGGGACAGTTACCGCCGCTAGTGTGCGACTGCGGCCTATTCGCTCTGGACTGGACGAGCACGCCGTCGACGGCGGCCGTCTCCGCCGAGGGCGGCGAGAAGGAGTAGGCCATGGGGCTGATGGAACGGTTCGCGCGCGCAATGGGGATGACGCCGAGGGCGGATTCGGTCGTGGCTCGCTCCGTCCCGACGTGGCAGCAGGGGCGGCCGCTGCCGCATCCGGACAACTATCGTCTGCTCGCCGACAGCGGATTCCGACGGAACGCGCTCGTGTGCGCGTGCATCAACGAGATCGCGACGTCGTTGTGCGAGCCGCCGTTGCGGGTCGCACGTGAGCAGGCAGATGGGACGCTGATCGACGTCGAGCGGAATCATCCGCTCCGGCGCTTGCTCGACAAGCCGAACCCGGCCGACAAGTCCCGCACGGCGATGTTGCAGCGGTACATCACGTATCTCTATTGCGGCGGGAACGGGTACCTGCACAAGGTGCGCGCGGAGCGGCGCAACGTCGTGGAGCTGTGGCCGTTGCGTCCTGATCGCGTGCGTGTGAAGCCTGGGCAGAACGGCCGCGTCGAGGGCTACGAGTACGCGGTCGAGGGCAACGAGCGGAAGATCCCGATCGAGCCGGCGGACATGATTCAAAAGATGTGGGCGCCGGATCCGCTCAACGACTACTACGGGATCTCGCCGATCTCGGTGCTGGCGAGCCTCGGCGACCTCGACAACCAGGGTGTCGAGTTCGTGCGCGCGTTCTTCTACAACGCTGGCGTGCCGGCTGGCGTGCTCACGTTCAAGGGCAAGGTGCCGTCCGAGGAGCGTGAGCGGTTGAAGGCGCTCTGGAAGGAACAGCATGCGGGCCCGGCGCGTCGCAGCACGCTGGGCTGGATCGGCGAGATGGTCGGCGGCTGGTTCGGGGGACGGCCGGTCGGCAACTGGCACGACGTCTCGATCCTCGACGGCGATGTTACCTATCAGCAGATCGCCGCGAAGATCGAGCGCCTCGACATCGCGCCGATCTTCGGACTGACGGAGTCGAGGATCTGCGGCGTCATCGGCGTGCCGGCCGTCGTGGTCGGGGCCCTGGTCGGGCTGGAGCATGCGACGTACAGCAATGCGAAGGAATACCGGAAGTCGTTCTGGCAGGAGACGCTCGCGCCGCTCTGCGCGGATCTTGGCGAGCTGCTGACGGTGGATCTCGCCGCGGAGTTCGGGGACGATCTCCGCATCGTGTTCGACACGGGGATGGTCGAGGCGCTCCAGGAGAACCAGGACACGCGGCGGAAGTGGGCGGTGCAGGGGTACGAAGCGGATCTGCTCACGAAGAACGAGGCGCGCGAGGTCGTCGGGATGGAGGCGCTCGGGGACGAGGGCGACATGTTCAAGAGCGAGCTGGCGCCGGCCTTCGATCCGATGGCGATGCCGGCGAACGGGAACGGCAACGGGAACGGCAACGGCAACGGCAACGGCAACGGGAACGTGCCGCCGAACCTGAAGCAGCGACGAGCGCACATGTTCCAGGCGCGGCAGCAGCGGGCTCTTCCGCCAGCTCGGATCATCGCGGATCACGTCGGGGATCTTCTCGCGCGTGATCTGCGTACGGCGAAGCGCGACCTTCATCGGGCCGTCGAGTCCTGGGCGTCGGAGACCTGGGCGTCGAACGACTCGGTCGTCCGGGCCCTGCACGCCGTTGCCGATGCCGCGGATCCTCGACTCCGGAACGCGTTCATTGCTGCGGTGACGAAGACGCGCAGCGAGGCGGACCGCGCTGCGCTGGAGGCGGCGCTGTCTGTGGGGGACATCGATCGCGCGATCGGTGCGATCCGCTGGTCGGAGGTCGGCGAGGCGGAGCTGCTCGACTCGCTCCCGCCGATCTTGCAGCAGACCGTGATCGCGGCGGGCCAGGCGACGGCGTCCGCGCTCAACATCGGGATCGGGTTCAACGTGACGAATCCGCGGGTCGCCGCCTGGGCGCAGAACCATGGCGTCGCGCTGGTGGTCGAAGTGTCGTCGAGCCAGCGGGAGGCGCTGCGTGCCGCGATCGTGCAGTCGATCGAGGCAGGGCTCCAGGTGAATCAGACCGCGAAGATGGTGCTCGACGCCGGGCTCGGGTTGACGCAGCGCCAGGTCAACGCGGTGCATGCGTATCGGCGTGAGCTGCTCGACGAGGGCCGGCCGGAGGATCAGGTCCAACGCATGACCGACAAGTACGCGCGCCGCACGCTGCGCAAGCGCGCGGAGTTGATCGGGCGCACGGAGTCGATCGCGGCCGCGAATCAGGGGCAGCGGGAACAGTGGGTGCAGGCGCGTGAGGAAGGCTCGATCGACGAGACGGCGCGGCGGAAGTGGCTCGTTACCGATGACGATCGCCTCGACGAGGAGATCTGCTTGCCGATGGCGGAGCATGCGCTCGTCGGGCTCGATGAGCCGTTCACGCTGCCCGATGGGACAGCCGTCATGACGCCGCCGGCACATCCGGCGTGTCGGTGCACGACGACCCTGGTGCTGAAGGGCTGATGGTCGACCGTCCGTGGATCCGACAGATCGAGTCGAAAGCGATACGAAAGCTCTGTCATCCGAAGCGGACGAAAGTGATGCGTCCCTTCATCGACGCGCACTGGACCCCTGTCCGGAGCCTCGCCTGATGGCGACTTCCGTTACCCCGATCCCTCTCGACGTGCTCCAGCACATCAAGCTCCTGATCGACGGCGGCTGGACGGGGCAGATCGCGATTAACTTCAGAGACGGCGCATACATGGGCCACGACCTGAAGGCACATTTCTCGGCCGAGACACAAGCCGTGGTGTTACCGACTGGGGAAAATACTTGCAATTCTTCCCGAGGTCGTGTTACCGGGTAGAGCCATTGAAGTAACGACCTGACGGGCGACCGGACACAAGCCGAGCCCCCGGGGCCAGAAGCAACGGCCCCGGGGGCTTTTTGTTTGTCCAGTCGCCGGCACCCGAGGGGCGATGCGACTGAAGCTGAACCGGACGGCGGGCCCGCTGGAGTCCTTCGCGGCGAAGTTCGCGACCTCCGACGTGAACCTCGAAGCCGGCTCGTTCAAGGGCATGGCGTCGGTGTTCGGGTCGGTCGTCGACGCGTGGGTGCCGACGATCATCGAGCGCGGCGCGTTCGCCAAGACGCTGCTCGAAGATCGCGGTCGCGTCAAGGTGCTCTGGCAGCACGAGACCTCGAAGCCGATCGGCGTTCCGACCGAGATGGTCGAGACGTACGAGGGGCTCGCGGTCACCGCGAAGATCAGCCAGACGGCGCTCGGCAAGGACGCGCTCACGCTGTTGCGGGACGGCGTGATCGACGAGCTGTCGATCGGGTTCGATCCCGTGCGCACCGAAGAGCGCACGAACGAAGAGAACCGGCCGGTCACGCGGCACATCTTCGAGGCGAAGCTCTGGGAGTTCAGCCTCGTCACCTTCGCCGCGGATCCGATGGCGAAGATCCAGGCGGTTCACGCCGCCGCTCGCCGTGCGATCGAGAGCGGACAGCTCGACACCTTCCTCCGCTCTGTCCTCGACGCCACCGATCCGGACACGACGTCGCTCGCCTTCTCGGCGTGCGCCGCGCTGCTCCGTGAGGCGCACGAGGGGAAGGTGCTCAGCGGCCGGAATCGCGGGCTGGTGAGCGACGCGATCACCGCGCTCCAGGCGTTGCTCGACGCCGCGGAGCCGAAGTCGAAACCGGACTCGGAAGACGTGCAGACGCGCGCCGACGTCGACGCTCACGAGCAGCGGCTCATCGCCGCGAGCGTCGCTTCCAAGCTGCGCACTTTGGCCCTCGACCAGCTCGGGGCGTACGCCCTCACGCCGTAACCCGGGAAGGGAGACGACAGCGATGCTCGACAGCAAGATTCGTGAGAAGCGCGACGCCTACGGGAAAGCGATCTTCGATGCCCGGGAGACGGGCAAGCAGATCGCCGAGAAGCAGGAGAAGGGCGAGGACGTCCGGGAGCTGTCGGCGAAGTTCGACAAGCAGTACGCCGACGCTGAGAAGCTGCGCGGCGACCTCGATCGCCTGGAGCGCGAGCTGAAGCTGGAGTCGTTCGGCCGCGAGCTGACGGAGCCGGTCAGCGGTGTGCAGGCGAGGACTGCGGCGGCGCCGAAGCCGGACACTCGGGAGCAGTACAAGGCGGCGCACAAGCTCGGGTTCATCGCCTACGTCAAGCACGGTCTCGGTGCCGCGCAAGAGGCGATGCGCGAGCTGCTGGCGAGCCTCGGCCCGCAAGAGCAGCACGCGCTTCTCGGTACCCAGGGCGACCTCGGTGGGTTCCTCGTACCCGAGGACTTCCGGTCCGAGGTGATCCGCGATCTCGCGGGCTTCACCGTCGTGCGCAACCTGGCGCGCGTGATCCCGACCGGGTCGAGCGTGCTGGTCTTTCCGTCGATCCAGTCGGCGACGAACAACGCCGACATCTACGGCACCGGCTTCGTCGGTTCGTGGAAGCCGGAAGGGTACGTCACTGGTGGTACCGCGCCAACGGTGCAGAACCAGCCGAAGTTCGGCCAGGAGCGCATCCCGGTGCACTCGTGGCAGCCCGACGCGATCGAGCTGACTCAAGAGCTGCTGAACGACTCGGCGGCACCGCTGGACTCGATCCTCGCCGAGATCATCGCGGAGACTCGCGGGCTCGACGAAGACGCGGCGTTCCTGCTCGGCTCCGGTGTGGGCCAGCCGCTCGGCGTGCTGCACGCCAGCGCCGGCATCACGACGGTGAAGACGGGCAGCGCGACCGCGCTGACGTACGACGGTCTCGTCGACCTGACGTACAGCCTGCCGGCGCAGTACCGCCAGCGCGCGACGTACGTGATGTCGAGCCTCGGGTACGCCGGGATCCTGAAGCTGAAGGACAACCAGAGCTACCCGATCATCCCGCCGAATAGCACCCCCGACACGCTCTGGGGCCGGCCGGTTCGCTACAGCGAGTTCGTCGCCGATCCGGGTTCGGCCACGCTGCCGATCATCTTCGGCGACTGGCGGTACTACGGCATCGCCGATCGCCAGGATCTCCGCGTGCAGCGGCTCAACGAGCGCTTCGCGCCGAACATCGGGCTTCTGCCGCACGCGCGACTGGGCGGACAGCCGCTCCGCAAGGCGGCGTTCCGCGTCCAGAAGTGCGAGGTCTGAGCCGCACGACGGGAACGAGCGAGGACTTCACGGCGCGCGGGTAGGCGCGAAGGGAGAGATGACATGAGTGCAGTGCCGGACCTCAAGAACAGGCTGAAGCTGGTCAATCTGCGGGGCCCGAACGCCTCGACGACCGGTACCACGGCGGTCGCGTCGGCGATTCTCGACCGCGCCGGCTACGAGGCGGTGCTGCTCGTGCTGCACACGGGCCAGCTCGACGACGCCGACGCGACGTTCGCCGTCACCCTGGAGCACGGCGACGATCCGGCGCTCTCCGACACGGCGGCGCCGGGCGCGAACGACCTGATCGGGACGCTCGCGGCCGACATGAATCACCTCTTCTCGGACGACAACAAGCTGCGGGCGATCGGCTACAAGGGATCGAAGCGGTACGTCCGGATGACGTGGACGCCGTCGGCCAACAGCGCCGCGGCGGCGTTCGGGATGTTCGCCATCCTGGGCAACGCCAGGACGCTCCCGGCGGCCTGATGTCTCGTCACCATCGGTACCGGGAGACGGCGGTTGTCGTGCCGTCCGTCTCCGCGGTGCCGGCTCCTCAGCTCTCGCCTGCGGTTGCGCCGTCGGAAGCACCGGCGGCGGGCCCGGGCGAGAGTCTGCTCGCGCACGCGAAGCGGTGTTCGCGCTGCGGAGTGCGTTTCCTGGTGCCGTCGAACCTCGATCAGCACATCCGAGCCGAGCATGCCGTCGCCGGTTGACCTGATCGACCTCGACTACGCCCAGGTGCACCTCGGCCAGTCGAACCTGTCCGTCGAGGATCAGCGACGGCTGGAGAACATGATCACCGGCGCGTCGTTCGCCATCGAGGGCTTCTGTCAGAACGCCTTGATGCAGCGGACCTTCACCGAGGTCTACGCGCGACCGACGGGCGAGTACATGCGGCTGCGGAAGTACCCGATCGTGGCGGTGACGTCGATCACGGACCCGGCGCTGAACACGGTGCCGGCGGCCGACTACCTCATCATCGCGCGCACGGGTTCGCTGCGGCACTTGGGTTACTGGCCGGTGCCGCAGAACACGGCCGGGCTCATGGCGGAGTGGACCGTCGTCTACACGGCGGGCCGGTTCGCGACCCTGGTCGATGTCACGGATGACCTGAAGCTCGCCTGCGTTCTTTTGGTCAGCCATCGTCTGATCCACGTCACGCCGGGCGTCGCCTCGAAGACGGCGGGCGAGCTGTCCGTATCGTATCGGGATCCGGAGAGCGGGGACCGATCCGGGCTGCCGGCCGATGTCCAGGGCCTGGTGTGGCCCTACGTGTCGAGAGCGGCGTAAGTGGACACGACCGCGGTCCTCGACCTCCTCGACCAGCGCGGGACGGTGAATCGGGCCCTGGCGGCGGCGCCGACCTCGAGTGGCGCGACGCGGCAGACCTTCAGCCTCACGGTCGTTACCGGCGTGGCCTGCTCGGTGCAGCGGGCCAGTGGTCGCCAGGTCCAGACCGACGCGGGTCTGCTCGTCGACGCCACGTTCAAGGCGCTGGTGCCGTTCGACACGGACGTCGTCACGGGCGATCGCCTCGTCGTCGACGGCGTGACGTACGACGTCCTGCTCGTGCATCGGGTCACGAACCTGCTGCCGCATCTGGAGCTGTCCCTGGCGGTGTCGACGCCTGGAGTCGGGTAGGCGTGGCGACCCTGATCTCGCACATCAAGAACGTACTGCGCCGGCTCGACGAGAGCGAGAAGCGAGCCGTGACCCAGGGCTCGATTCTCCTCCAGTCCGAGATCGTGCGCGGCATCTCGGACGCACGGCCGACGGGTCGGTTCTACCGGCGCGGTAAGCGGTTTCACCGCGCCTCGGCGCCGGGTCAGTTTCCGGCCGTCGACACCGGTGTGTATCGAGCCTCGATCACCTATCTGGTGCAGCGCGGTGCGACGGGCTGGGAAGGGATCGTCGGCACGCCGATGAAGGTCGGCCGTTGGCTGGAGTTCGGGACGTCGAGGATGGCGCCGCGGCCGCACTTCCGGCCCTCGCTCCTGAGGGCGCTCCCGAGGCTGCGGCAGATGAAGCTCGGAGTCGGGTAGCCGTGTCGGACGTCATCCGGAGCGCGTCGTTCCCGATCGAGGTCATCGAGCGCGTCCCGACGCTCACGGCGCTCCGTGAGGCGATCGTGACTCGGCTGTTGAACGACGTCGGGCTCGCGGCGCTCGCCGGCAACCGCATCTATTTGCGGCCGGTGCGGATCAATCTCGCCGTGCTGCCGGTCGTGACGCTCTCCGACTTCGGGGCGAGGACGACGCCGCGGATCCCGCTCCTGGACCGGATCTATCAGATCGATGTCTGGGCCCGGGATGTGGATGAGGCGGAGCGCCTCGCCGTGCGCGTTCAAGCGGTGCTGCACGAGCAACCGCTCCCCCTGCCCTCGGGGCAGGCGCGGATTGACTACCTGTCGTTGATCGCGGACCGCGACGACGTTGCCGAAGAGGGCGACGTGTCTCGTAAGACGCTGGAGTTTCGCCTGCTCGCCTTCGAGCTGACCTAAAGGGGGGACGGATGCCTACGATTCAGGATGACAAGCTGCTGGTAGCTCCGGCCAACCTTTACATCTTCGAGAAGCCGAGAGCGTCGCTGTCGACGACGCTGACCGGCACGAACAACGACCTCACGGTCCGGGCCACGGACATTTATCGGGGTGCCCAGGGCAACAACATCCAGCTCGCCATCCTCGGCGGCACAGGCACGGCGACGCTCAGCGTGGCCGTGAGCGGGACTCCGGCGACGACAGCGGTGATCAACGTCACGGCGGCTCGGACGGCGTCGGTGATCACCAGCACGGCGGATCAGATCATCGCGGCGATCAATACCAGCCCGGCGGCGGCCGCACTGGTGACGGCGACCAGGAAGACGGGCGACGACGGGTCGGGTGTCGTGATCGCTCTCGCGGCAGCGCCGCTGACTGGCGGATCGGACACGCCGGTCGAGACCTTCCTCGGAGGTCTGCTGGGCGAGGTCACGCTGCGTACCGTGACGGACACGATCGACGTCTTCGCGGCGCAGACCGGCTCGATCCCGCGGAACACGTTCGTCCGCGGCGGCTCGGCGCAGCTCAGCTTCACGATGGCGGAGATCACGTTCGAGAACTTCAAGCGGGCGACGGCGAACGCGCTGCTCTTCGAGCAATCCTCGACGGTCCGGCGCCTCGACGTCGGCCCTCAGGTCGGCTCGTCGATGCGGTCACTGGCGCTGCAATTGAAAATCGTGCCGCTCGTCGGTCAGGCGGAGACGCCGGACTTGGAGCGGACGATCATCATCCCTCTCGCGGCGCCGGCCGCGGGCGAGTTCCCCTTCACGTTCTCGTCCGAGGTGCAGCAGGGCATCCCGACCACGTACCAGATCTTCCCGGACTCGGTGTCGAACCGGCTCTATTTCCTCGGTCAACCGACGTTGTAATCCGGCCGCCCCGTGGCCGGGCCCCGCGGGCTCGCGCAGCGCCGTTCGTGCGAGCGGCAGCGAGTCCCGCGGATCACCCGATGCGTGCGAACGAGGTGAGTGGCGATGGCAGGGGACGATCGAGAAGAGTGGTACGAGGACATCGATGCCCTGGTGCCGATTCGCGCCGGGCGGATCAAGGTCGAGGGCACGGTCTACGACGCGGGGCACTTCGCGGACCTGTCGAACGACGACTCTGATCACTTCATCCGTCTCGACCTCCAGATCGCGGCCGCGGCGACGCTCGATGAGCTGAAGAAGCTCCAGGTCGAGCAGATCCGGCTCCTCTGCCCGATCCCCGAGGACGTCCTCCTCGGGCTCACGATGCACAAGCGGGAGCGGATCCGGGGCCGGCTCCTCCAGCTCGCGAACGTGCCAGCTCAGGGCCCTCCGGCGCCCGGCGGCGGCGCGGGATCATCCGCCAGCGAGCCATCGTCGGGCGATTCTTCGGCTGGCAACCCTCCGAGCTTGGCCGGATGAGCGTTCGCCTCACGGCGCGCTACGCGGCTCAGATCCCGGCCATGCAAGCCGAGGAGTCGCTGCGCCTGGCGACCATCATGAGCCTGTCGCAGATCGGGATGACCGCGTCGGGCCAGCGGCAGCGTCGCCGGATCATCGAGGGTTGGCAGAGGGCGGCCGGGATCGAGCCGGTGCCGAAGCGAGCGCTGTCCCGTGACGAGATGCTGATGCGGAGCCGGATCGGCTGATGGCTGCGGCTGTCACGCTCTTCGAGCTGCTCGCGAAGATCCGGACCGAGGGGAAGGCTCAGGTCGTCGCCGACTTCCGCGAGATGGAGAAGCGGGCTGTCGACGCGGCGAAGAGCCTGGAGGGAAGCTTTGGCGCCGGCCTGAAGCGGACGTTCGGCGAGGCGGGGCAGGCGGCGAACCTGCTCGGGGCTCAACTCGGCGGCGTGGCCCGGGGCTTCACCCTGGTCGGGGCTGCGGCGACGGCGGCGGCCGGCGGCATCGCGCTGAGCACGAAGGCGGCGATCCGGTTCTCGGACGAGTTCGCGAAGAGCCGGGTGTTCCTGTCCGAGTACCCGAGCCAGATCCAGGCGGTTGAGAAGGGACTGAAGGGCCTCGACGCACGCCTGGGGAGTACGACGGAGCTGCTGCCGACGTTCCGCAAGGCGCTGCTCGACTCGGCCGACCCGAAGGTCGCGCTGGAGATGACCCGGATCGCGGCCGCCTTCGCGAAGGTCTCCGGGGCGACGCCGGAGCAGGCTGTCGAGGCGCTCGGGTCGCTCATGGACAGCTTCGGAGTGAAGGCGGATCGGGCGGCGACGATCACCGACGCGCTCTTCACGATCATGAAGAACGGAGGCGGGAGCGTCGAGGAGCTGGTGACGACGTTTCCGCGACTCGCCGACGCGGCGTCAGAGTCCGGTGTCACGTTGAACGAGCTGGGCGCCACGCTGGTGACGCTGGGTCAGATCGCCGGCAGCGATCCCAAGAAGAACGTTCAGGCGCTCCTGACGCTCTTTCAGAACCTCGCCGTGGCGCAGCAGAAGTTCGTCGATCGCGGCGTCGACGTCGACGCGCTGAAGAGGCAGTACGGGCCCCTGGTTGGCATCCTCCAGGCGATCAAGCAGGCGGCGACGGACGTCAACGGCGAGCTGTCGCCGGAGCGTCTGTCCGAGTTCGGCGTCACGGGCCGGAACCGTATCGCGGTGATGAAGCTCCTCAACGACGAGCTGAAGACGCTCACGGAGAATGCCAAGAAGTTCGGGGCCGAGGCGCCTGGCGCGGTCGATCGAGGCTTCAAGCAGATCACGCAGACCACGGGCGAGGAGTTCAAGCGCCTCGGGGCGGAGTTGGAGAAGATCAAGCTCCGGATCGGGTCGCTCTTCGAGATCCCTGCGACCGCGAGCGTGAAGTTCGGGGCCGACCTCGCGGAGTTCATTCGCCAGGGCATCGACAACGCTGAGCGTGATCTGGCGCAAGGTGGGGCGACCGGGATAGCGCGTCTGTTGACCCGGATCATTTTCGGGAACGCGGTGTCGAAGAGGGTGTTCGGCGAGACGCCAGGGCCAGCGAACCGGGACGAGCTGGATCGGGCCGAGGGGCAGCCGTTCCGGGAAACGCCTCCGTCGGTCGCCGGACCGAAGCGGGAGATCACCCCGCCGTCCGTCCTCGCGGCGCGGCGGGCGCGGGCCCTGGCGGGTCGTGTGGGCCGCTTCGAGCTGGCGGCGCGCGAGGCGCGGCGGCTCGGCCAGGTCGACATCTCGGCCGAGCAGACGATCGCCGGCATCCGCGAGCAGATCAAGGGGCTGAACGCCGAGATCGCGATCACGGAGAAGTCGACAGAGGGCACGAAGGAGTCGCGCCAGATCCGAGTCGAGGAGCTGAAGGGCCAGGTCGAGGCGGCCGAGCGCCAGATTACCGACGTGCATCGAGACGCGGCGGCGGAGCGAAAGCGGATCTCGGAGCAGACGGCGAAGGAGGTGCTCCAGATCCAGAAGGACGTCACGGCCGCGATCCTCGAAGAGATCAAGAAGACGAACGAGTTCAGGGATCGATTGTTCGCGACCGATGTGGCCCTCGGGCGGAAGACGGTAGAGGAGCAGATCACTCGGGCCCTGGCGGTCTCTGAAGAGGATCGCTCCCGCTCGTACGAGGAGCGGTTCGAGGCGTTGAAGGAAGCGGATCGGCTGGAGCGGCAGCTCATTGAGGACAACCTGGAGTTCAGGAAAGCGCTCGGCCAGGCGAGCATTCAGGACGAGATCGCGGTGCAGCGTCAGCGTGTGGCGATCGTGGCGCGAGGCTCGCAGCTTCAGATCGACGCGCTGAGGAGAGTCGCAGAGCTGACGCGCCAGCAGCGCGACGAGGCGCGCGGATTTCTCGGCGAACTTCTCGGTATGTCTAGCTCCGACACGGTCAGCCGTTCCGACGTCGACAAGGATGTCTCCCGGACCCGGCAGCGGGATCAGAACGTTCTCAACAAGTACAACATCGGTGGGCGCGTGAACCGTGCCGCGCTGATCCAGGCGGTCGGGCGGCAGTCGTTCTTCGAGCGCCTCGATCTTGCCGGCGGGCCCGGCGCCGCGACGAATAACGCGTTCGGGTCGCTGACCGGCATGTTCGTCGACAACGTCGGCGATGCGATCCGAGGAACTCGGATCGACCCGAGCACTCGGCTCGGGCTCTACTACGCTGACCCGAACATCGCGCCTGATCGCGGCTTCAACGCGACCGAGGCGTACTACAACCTTGGCATCGATCTGACGTCCAGGAAGGCGCGCCAGCGTCAAGCGGACATGGATTACATCGATTCATTGCCCGGTCCTACCAATGTGCCGACCGGTGAGGAACTTCGGCAGCGACTCATCGGTCCGCGGTCGAGCCTCGGGATTGGCGCGGACGATGTCTCGCGTGCCGTCGATGCCGTGCAGAGCGGTCTCGTGCAGATCGAGAGGCTCGTCAGCGATAGCAAGACGCGCATCGCCAGGAGCTTCGCGGATCAGGTCTCCGACTTTATCGCTCAGGATCTTGAGGTCGTCCGCGGATGACGATCCCCAACATCGGGCATCTGACGATCGGTGGCGTCGCGGTGCCGTGCGATCCAACGACGTACATCAAGAGCTGGCCGAAGCGCTATAGCGTGGATCCGGTGCTGGGCGGCGACGTGGTGATTCAACACTTCGGGCGCTTCAAGAAGGACATGACCGTCGAGATCGATTCCGGGGAGCAGTACATCGACTTCCCGACGGTGAAGCTGCTCGACGCGCTCGTCGTGAGTGCGACGCCGGTCGCAGTGGTGGACTGGGAAGGCTCGGATTACGACGGGTACATCACGCTGTTCCGGGCTGTCGAGACCTTCATCGGTCGTCGTGAAGACGACTCTCTCCTCTATCGCTGGTCGATGTCGCTCCAGGTAACAGAGCTGCGCACCCTCCGGGGTGTTGCGTACGCGGGGGCGTAATGGCCGTCTCGATTCGCTGGTGGGATAAGACGGGCAACGCGGTGCTCTCCAGCCCGACGATCACCGAGCAGATCTCGGGGAAGGAGACGGACCGCAGCGGGACGGCGCAAGCCGGGTCGTCGACGACGATCACCCTCGATGCCGGGGCCAGCTCCGAGGACGACCATTACAACGGGCTCTTTATCTCGATCACGTCGGGTACCGGCTCGGGCCAGGCGGCGCAGCAGATCACCGACTACGTCGGCTCGACGAGGGTCGCCACGGTCGGCGGCACCTTCAGCCCGACGCCGAACGGGACGTCGGTGTTCCGCGTGCACGGAGCGCAGAAGATCTTCGTGGAGAACACCTCGGACCGGTCCCTGGGGAGTGTCCTGGCGAAGATCGCACAAGACGGAGCGTCGGACGGCCACACGCGCGTGCGGATCGGTCTCGACACGGCAACGGTCATGCCTCCGTTCGGCGTCACCGTCACGATCCTGTCGGGCTCCGGGACCTGGGGCTCGCCGACGACGATCTACTACCGGATCACGGGGACGAACGCCGCCGGGGAGACGACGGGCAGCGTCGAGGTCGTGGCGAGCGTGACCGCGACTCAGCGTGTGCAGCTCGATTGGACGAACAGCAGCTCTCCGGCGTCGACGGGCATCAAGGTGTACCGGACCACGGTGCAGGGCGACTACACCGGTTCGAAGCTGCGCGCCACGCTGGGCCAGGTGACGCAGTACATCGACACCGGCGGTGCGGTCGGTGCCGGCGCGCTGCCGACGGCGAACACGACCGGCGGGCCCTCTCCGACCTATGGCGTGCCTCCGGCGCTCGCGACGTCCGACCTCACGATCGGGACGTTGCCGATCGGTCAGCAGCGAGCGTTCTGGCTGAACATCGTTCCGCCAGCCGGGGCTGCGGAGTCGGGCAATCCCCGAACGGCGTTGATCCGACACGTGGAGAGTTAACCGATGCCTGTCCTTCAGAAGGATCTGCGCTGGTACGGATCGGCGGTCATGCCCGAGGACGAGGCGACGCTCGCGATCGGCGGAGCTATCGCGACAGCGACGAAGCCGGAGTTCATCGACTGCAACGGGCTCGTGCAGGTGATCTCGTCGGCCGCTGGCGATACGACGCAGACGGTGACGATTCACTACCGGGCGGCGTCGGGCGCCATCCTCAACGAGGTCAAGACGCTGAACGGTACGACGGCGGTCACGTACGCGGCGACGATGGATCGGCTGATGAAGCTGATCAAGTCGGCGACCACGACGGGCGACGTGGCGGTGGAGCATCAGACCGCGACACGCTCCAACACCGCGCAAGCCGGCGCGGCTGACACCATCACGCTCGACGCGAGCGCCTCGGGCACCGACGACTTCTACAACGGCCAGGTGATCCGTCTCACCGGCGGCACGGGCTCCGGGCAGATCCGCCAGATCATCGACTACGTCGGCTCCACGAAGGTCGCTCACGTGTCGCGGGACTGGGGCACGAACCCGAACGGCACCTCGACGTTCCGGATTGCGCCCGGGTGCGTGTTCGACAAGTCGCCGCACGAGATCACGACGATCAGGCGTCCGTTCTACGGTGCTTCGGCCGATCCGACGGGAGGCGTGACGCGGAAGTATTACGAGAAGCTCTTTGCGAAGAACGGCCACGCGACGCTCGCGCTGCTCGCCGCTCAGGTCAAGGAAGGCAGCGACCCGTCGACGATCGTCGCCTTCGGCGTCGTGGCGACGCTGGACGATACCGGCACCAACGGTGGCGGCAACAATCGCCAGGTTGCGCCGGGCGGCATCACCTTCGACAGCGCCGACAAAAATATGGCGAACAGCGCGACCCTGACGGCCGGCGCAGCTCAAGGCGTGTGGCTCGAACTCACGCTGGCCGTCGCGCTGGCGGCGACGAAGACGACGTACCTCCCCGACCTCGTCGGAAACTCGGCGTGAGCATCGAGACCGGGTACACGGAGACGCTCTTCGGCGCAGAAGTCTCTCGCTGGGCCCCGATCGAAGGCACGCGGCTCTGGTGCGAGTGGGACATTGACGATCACCGCGACCCGTCCGTCGAGATGCGTGTGCAGATTGAGATCCGCACACATCCGCTCGCGATGCCAGAGTTCTTCATGTCGGCGACCCGGATCGGCTGCCTCGCGCTCGATCGTGTGGGCCGGCCGTTGATTCCTCCTGTTGCGAGCATCAACGCTGGACGTATGACCTCACCGGACGGTGTCACTCTGGTGCCTCAGGGCTTCGCGCCGGGCACCGAGGCGCGCGCCATCCTGGTCGCTACGGGGCCGATCAGGACCGCGGTGCGGATCCGGAGCGGTCATCTGGTGGGGCCGGGCCAGCTCCAGGACGTGGGGCCCGTGGAGTCGGTATGGCCCTAGCCGTCGTCGGCTCAGTCCACGCTGAGGGGAACGCGGTCACCAACATTACGACGCCGAACATGACGACGACCGCGGGCAACATGCTGCACGCAGCGTTGATCTACTTTGGCGGTGCGATCTTCTCCTCGTTCACCGACTCTGGCTCGCTGACCTGGACCGAGGTTTTGGCTGAGACGCCGGGCTCGGGCGACACCAGGATCCGGGCCCGGTACAACACCAACATTCCAGGGACGGTGAATCAGAACTTTACGCTCACGCTGACCGCGGCTCAGTACCCGTCGCTCGGCGTGACGGAGATCTCGGGTCAGGATACGGCCGGCGCGTTCGTGCCGGGCTTCAACCAGTCAGCGGCGCAGTCGCAGACCGGCGGGACGCCACACGTCTCGCCGTCGATCTCCACGATCAAGCCGAAGGCGATCCTGATGGGGCTCGCGACCTCGGAAGCCTCGGCGGCCGGCGCGTTCACGGCCGCGGGGGGCTGGACCGAGGTCGTGAACCAGCAGACCACGGCGTCGGTGCAGGGCATCCTTTCCGCGCACAAGATCATCTCGTCGGCCGGGTCGAACTTCTTCGAATGGACGACAGCTTCGAATCCCAGCTCCCCGTTCGTGACGGGCATCGTGGCCTACTTCGAGGCGGGTCAGCCGGCGACAGTGCGCCGGGCGTCGCTGCCGGTCGAGGTGCTGTCTGGCGTCGCCACGCGGCGCAGCCTGCCGCTGGAGACGCTCAGCGGGATGATCCGGCGCGCCTCGTTCCCGATCGAGACGCTGCTCCCAGATCTCTCGCTCCCGCTTACGTGGGACGAGCGTGTGCCGCTCGATATCAGCCTGCCGCTGACCTGGATCGAGGAAGTCGACGAGCTGCTCGCGGATCTGCCGCTCCAGTGGAACGAGGAGGCGACCCTGCCATCGCTGCCGCTGGCGTGGCGTGAGGTCCCGGATCTGCTGAAGCTGGAGCGCGTCAAGGTGCAGCGTCCCGTGGCGACGGTGACCCGTACGCCATGACGGTCATGAAGCCGAGCCGTTTCTCGGTCAACTCCGTTCTGGAGTCCGTGCCGGACACGTTCGACGCGGAGTTCCCGGACAACGGCGTCTTTGCGGCGGCGACCGAGGCGGAGCGCTGGACGCTCACCGCGGGCTATCTCGATGCGCTGAGCGCGGAGCAGGTGATCGCGCAGCTCCGCGACGGAGTGGTCGACGTCTGGGGGCTCCGGGTGCTGCCGAACGAGCTGCGGTCGACGATCCGCGGCCGCGATGCGGCGGCGCATCTCCTGGATCGCCAGATCCGCCGTCGCTTCCTCCGGGCCCCGCGGCCGGCGGTGCTGGAGCAGATCGACGTGGCCGACCAGGAGGAGATCGAGGAGTCCGAGGGGCAATTCCTGGCGAGCCACATCGCCACGACGATCGCGGACGACCTCGGGTTCTCGATGCAGTGGCAAGTGGAGGATTACACGCTCCAGGAGGACTTCGAGGCGATCGGGACCGCGATCGATATCCTCCGTCAGCTCGCGGCGCCCTGGTCGCAGACGGAGCCGGGCCGGGTCGACATCTGGTCGGACGGCGAGGTGATCTTCATCCGGCAGCGCCCGGCGACGCTGGTCGCCGAGGCGACGTACACGGTCGACAACGACAAGATCCGCAGCGTCGAGGTCGAGAAGAGGATCCTCCCACGGGTCAAGCGGCTCGTGCTGCGAGGGCAGCGACTTCCTCAGGGCGGAGAGGGCGGTGTCTTCGTTGGCGGGTTCACGAAGGAGTTCGTGACCGACGAGTTCGTCGCGCCGGCCGGGGGGCAGAACGGCTCTCGGGTAGTCACCGTTGAGCAGCGTCGCATGCCGGACGATCTCCTTCTGGAGCAATTCGTCCGGCGCTGGCAGATCGACGCGGCGACCGGGACGACCAGGGTCACTTCCGAAGAGACGCTGTTTCAGGAGTGGGAAGACTCGATCTACGACCGCGGTGTGCCAGTGAACCAGCCGCAGCTCCAGAACACGATCAAGGAGACGATCTCCTCGACGGCGACCAGCGACGGGGAACTCGTGTTCAGCCACCGTGAGGAATGCGCCTACAGCTATGACAGCGACAGGTTCCTGTCGGCGAAGCTGACGCGTCGTTTCCGTCCCGACTCGGACGGCGTCCCCCAGGAGTACGAGCGTGAGACGGAGAAGAACTCCGACGAGAGTCCGCTGTCGACGGTGCAGACCATCACCGTCGAGGGGAAGGACGACGAAGACCGATGGTTCGTCAAGCGGTCGTTCACGGGACGCGGATCGGGGTTCCGCGTCGGCGGGGTGCGGCCGCCGCTCTCGGGTACGAAGGCGGAGCTGACGCCGGTTACGCTGATCGAGGACGACATGTCCGCCGACCCGCGGGCCCTGACGGTCGAGCTGGACCTGAGGCACTTCACGCTGACCCAGCTCCAGGCGGTTCGCGATCGGATCCAGGCGGCGAACGATCTCACCGAGCACGAGGTGACGTTCATCACCTCGCTGCCGCAGATTCACAAGGGCCAGGTCATCGCGCTGACTGGAGTGAAGAACGCGGCTGGGGCGAGCATTACGTTCCAGCCGATGCTCGTGACCGGGGCCAGCGTGCGCTATGACGAGTCGCGCGAGGCGGCTCGGCTCGTGACGACGATCACCGCGAAGTATTGGGCGGCTACGGTGTGATCGACCGTGGGCGACTCTTCCGGGCGATTCAGGGTGTGGCGAAGCGTTCTGCGCCGGCACCGATCCAGACCGTCAAGGTCGAGGCGGTCACCGCGGCGGGCTACCTGATCACGGTCGACGACCAGGGTCGCCGGGCCACGTCGGCGCCGACCACGGACGAGCCGCACCGAGCCGGCGACGTCGTGCTCCAGAGCCAGACGGATACGGATCGACCCGTCGTGCACGGGAAGTCGCGATGACGACGCAGCGGCTCTCGCGAGCTGTCCGGAAGGTGATCGAGGGAGTGAGGTACCCGGCCCAGATCACCTCGGAGACGGTCGAGGCGGTGCGGGCCGACGGACGCTATCAGGTGCGGGGCGGCGTCCTGGCGGCGACCGGGGACGCGAAGCTCCGTGCTGGCGACATCGTTCCGGTGGCCTGGGCGAACGGACGGCCGCGGCACATCCTCCGGCACCACTGGCGAAGGTCCCAGCCGTTGCGGCCGCGTGTCGAGATCGGCGAGATCGTCGAGGAGCTGTTCATCGCGGACTCGATCGCTTTCCCAGGCAATCGCGCGCTCTATTTCCGGAACTATGAACGTGAGGTTGAAGTGGTCAGCATTGCGAACGTGATGGGCGCACCGACGGAGTTCACGTTCAGGACGCGATGGGGCGAAGATCCCGACACGTTCTTCGTCGAGCGTACCCAGTCGGGCTCCGGGACGCGGCACTTCTTCGTGTACCGCATCGCTCGACCGACGCCGGGAGCGGCGCTCCCCGAGGGCGAGGCGCTCATCGTGGAGCTGCTCTCGGAGACGGGTCCGACGTTCCGCGCCGCCGACACCATCGACGTCTACCTCAGTGCCGAGCACGTGCTGTACAGCACGGAGAACACCGGAACCGTTGCGCTGCTCCGCAACGTTGCGACGGACGCCGTGGAGTGGGAGTCCGAGACGCTCACGCCTCCGTCCGGTGAGACGGACGGGTCGGAGTGGACCGACATCAAGGTCATTCGGGCCCCGTCGCTGGAAGACACGCTGCTGTTCCTCGGCGTCGGATCGGGCGGCTCGTCGCAGGGGCCGAGGATCGGAACGGCGTACTCGCAGCTCGTCAGCGGGGCCCGGACGCTGATCCACACGGGGATCTTCGGGACGCAGGATGGGCCCGGGGGCAGTCCGGCCGTGTTCATGTACACGCCGTATACGACGACGCAGCAAATCTTTTGGAGCGTCGAGTACGCGGACTTCTTCGCGATCCCGAGCGGACACGCGAACTTCTCCGACCTGTTCCTCACCTCGTTTCCGGTGGGGCAGACGAAGCTCCTCGGGCGGGACATCTACGACTTCGGTGAGGGCCCGCCGTACATCGAGTCGACGGCGATCGACTTCCTCAACCAGGGGTACCGTCCGATCATGCCGGGCCATCTCTTCAAGGGGCCGACGGCGTCGGCTGATCCGAACGGCGGGCTCGCGCTGACGACGAAGAGTGATCACCATTTCCTGAAGGGCTGGGAGGCAGACGGGACGATCACGCTGGATCTCGCGGCGCTCGTACAGGATGAGGCGCTCACGGAGATCGGGTCGCTCGTGAACGACCGTTCCGACATCCAGACAACGCTCGGGGGGATCGTCACCGCGTCGAAGCTGGCGGCGACGCATCACGTGGTGGAGCAATGACCTAACGACATTCCATCTCGCCTACCTGTCGGCCTGATCAGCCGGTAGGGGCGTAAGCCGATGACACAAGGGTCGTTCTCGTGCGCACGACGAGGGCGGCCCTTTGTTGTTTGGGCGAGAGATGAACTTCAGGAGCGAGGACGGGAGGAGGAGGAGATGAGGATGCACTGGATAGCTGCCGCGATGCTCGCGGTTGTCCTACAGGTCTCGGTCGCCTGGGCGCAAGCACCGACGGCGCTCACGAGCCCGAACGCTCAGGATAAGAACACGTACGCGCGCTTCTCGCACACCGCGGTGTTCTCCAGCGCCGTCGTGTCGCTGACGTTCAGCCGCGAGGGCCTGGCAGCGCCGGCTCCGCGAGCGCGCCTTCGCGTCACGGGCCCGGACGGGCTCGTCCAGCTCGGCGACTGGACCGACGCGACGGGCGTCGGGAACAAGATCGGTTGGACGTTCTCCACGACGCTCCCCGACGGGTACTACCTCGTGCGCGCGGAAGCGGAAGACGGCGGCATGCCGCCGTACGAGTACGCGATGCTCGTCGCGGAACAGGGCCCGCCGCTCGGTGCCTCGCGAATCCCGGTGCCGGCGACGAGGTACTCGCGAGACTGGAAGGACGTCAACGGGCCCGTGTATCCCTCCGCCTGGGCCACGTGGCCGGGTATCGTGGCCCCGATCACCTCGGTGCCGCTCCAGCTTCCAGCGGGCCTGCAACCGTGGAACACGCCGAAGTCGATGGCCGACCTCTGGGTCTATCCGATCGGCGTCCGCGGCCGATATCTCCCCCGGGTGCTCTGCCATCAGGGCTCGATGACCGAGGAGTGCTACCCGGCCGCGGGCGACATGCAGCTCTATTTTTGGAGCCGCATCGCTGGTTGCGGTGAGCCGATCCTGCCGGGCCCGCGTGGCGTCTCGTTGCTCGGGCACATCGTGCAGGCGATCGCGCATCCCCAGGGCGACGGGTTCTATTTCCTGTCGATCAACGGAGCGCTCGGGAAGATCTCCCGCGACGGCCACGTCGAACACTTCCGTTCTTTCTGCTCGCCGCCTCCCGGGAACCTGCTCCCGGATTACTTCGAGTTCCAGGGCAGCGCGACGGCCGACGTGCAGGTCTCGAACGAGTGGTTCGACTCGAAGCTCGCGTACGTCGGGACCGGCATTGATCCGGGCGGCGATCGGACCTGGTTCCGGCCGTGGGGGATGACCGCTATCCCGATGCCAGCTCCGTGCGACAAGGGCTTTCACAAGTTCGCGGTCGCGGACACCTACAACCATGTGATCCGGATCGTCAACCATTGGTTCGCGCACGGGCCGAATCATCCCGAGTGCGCCGGGCCCGGACTAGCGACGACCGACGCCGTGCTCACCGGAACGTTCGGCACGCCGACGTCGCCGCTGCTCGATCACGTTTGGAGCGTGCAGGTCGATCCTCAGGATCCTGATCTCCTCTGGCTAGTGGCGCGCGGGAGTCACACGAGCAAGCGAGGGGCGATCGGCTCGTACCGGATCTCGACGCAGGCGATGACCGTCGACATCCTGTCCGCGCTTCCCTTCTCCGACGAGGGTGTACTGAAGGCGTCGTTCGGGAAGGACGTCGCCGCGACGAGAGCGGCGGTGCTCCGAGATGGCGGACAGGGCACCGCGACGCTCACGCTCCCCGAGGGCGCCGACTGGAGCAGCGATGGTCTGTTGATCTTCGTCGAGGGCTCCGGCGTCAACGGCAGCGGGACCTTCGTCGTGCGCGCGTTCGACCGCGTGGAGAAGACGGTGACGACGGTGGCGAACCTGACCCGCTTCGCCAACGGCCGCGAGTGCGTGCTGCACATCGACCGCGAGGGCGTCGTCGGCCCGAAAGACGACATCCTGGTCGGCTGCTGGGGACAGGACACCGATCACCGGCTGCGCCGTACCGGAGTCAAGACGTGGATCGTCGCGCCCGAGAACAACGGCCGCGTGGTGAAGCCGGCGATGAAGCCGGTCGAGTGCAACACGGGCCCCCTCGATAAGTGCGAGTGGGTCAACACGTATCCCTGGGTCTTCGCGCCGGGGACCGCGGCGCTCCCCTGCATGTTCAACGCGAGCACGGCGCAATTCGATGCGCGCCTGATCTGCGGCCGACTTCCCGAGCAGCTCGCGCCGGACGCGGTGAAGCACGCGGCCGGCGTGACCTCGTGGCGCTCGCCTCATGGCGCGACGCCGCCGCTGGCGCTGTTGTGCGGCACGCACGGGTGGGGCCAGCTCGGCGACGCGACCTGTCCCCAGTGGCCGTCGTTGAACCTGATGAATGACGCGGACCTCGCGACGTGGCTCATGCAGAAGGGCGGGCTCTCGGTCGAGGAAGCGGCCAACGTCGCCTATGTCATCCGGTGGAACGCGAGGTACTGATGCGCTACGTCAAGCGACTCCCGCGCGCCTTCTGGGCCCGGCACAAGTACGGCCGGATCGTTCCGCTGACCCGGACGCAGTACCGGAGTGGATGGTGGATGTACATGCTTCCGCTGGAACAGATGCTTCGCGGCGAGTGGGTCGCGGGCGAGTTCGAGCAGTACGACACCGAGCACCCGACGCGCGACCTCATGCCGGAAGACGTGAGCGACGCGCATCAGCGGGGCCTCGAAGGGCACTGGCTCCACCATCATCCGGTCCGCGGCGACATCCTCTGGGCGCCGAACGCGCTGTCGGTGAACAAGGTGACGGGGGCGGTGTCCGTGCGCCCCGGTGCGGTCCCGCTCACCTTCGCTGAAGGAGCGGCGTTGCATCATGCCGCGATCGGCCTGGCGCCCTACGGGATCGAGGCACAGCGAGAACTCCCCTGGCGCGTGGTGGTCAGGAGGGTTGCCTAGATGGCCGTGGCGCTCGACTCCACAGCGATCGACGACACCGGAAACAACGCGGCGGCGAACCTGTCGGTGACGTTCGTCAATAGTGCCGGGACCGTCGCCTTCTTCGGTCTGCATCTGCGCACGCCGGCAGGCGAAGTCGGTTCGACGGTCAAGTACAACGACGTTGACTCCACGATGATCGGCCGGGAGGCGACCCAGACCGCGGTCAACATGGAAGTCTGGGCGCTGAACAGCCCGGCCACGGGAAGCAACCCGGCAGTGTTCACGCCCTCGGCGAGCGCCCGCATGGTCGGCTCGTGTGCTTCGGTCACTGGCTCCGTGGCGCCACCGACCGGGGCTGGGAGCGGGAGTAACGCGTACGACGTCCGCTTCTCGAACGGGAACAACTTGGTTCCAAGGATCGCCGCGGTGTGCCGGGCCGATGCTCTCGGGCTCCTCTTCGTGTGCAAGCTCAACTCGACCGAGGCGATCACCGAAGACGGCGGCATCACCGAACAACGGATCGATCAGACGACATCCGCCACGGCTGGCAACAACGTGATCGGCGCCCTCGCCACGCTCGCGCCGACACGCGGGGCAGACACGGCTGGCATCGGATGGACATTCACAACGACGGTACGCAACTGGGCGGTGATCTCGGTCGAGGTGTTGGCGCCTGCTGCTGGCGGCGGGACCACCATCGTCGGAGTCGTGGGTTCGTGAACAACCTGTCGGGGGGAGTGACACGCAATGGCTGACAATGTAGCGGCTGAATCGGTCACGACGCCGGGAGCAGTGTTCGCTACTGATGACATCAGCGGCACGCACTACCCTCGGACCAAGCAGGTATGGGGCGCCGACGGCGTCGCCACGGACGTCGCGGCCGGCGCGGCGGCGCTCCCGATCCAGGACGGCGGGAACTCGATCACGGTCGACGGGTCGGTCACGCTCGGCGCCGCGATCCCGGCCGGCACGAACAACATCGGCGACGTGGATGTGCTCTCGCTGCCGGCGCTCCCCGCCGGGAACAACAACATCGGCGACGTTGACGTCGCGTCCTTGCCGGCGCTCCCCGCTGGCAACAACAACATCGGTGACGTCGACGTCGCCACGCTGCCGACGGGCTCGGTCGCGGCGGCGACGGCGAAGACGGCCGACTACGACACCGGCGGCGGCACCGACACCGTCGTGATGATGGGCGTCGCGCTGCCGAAGTCCGGTGGCGCGGTCGCTGGCGGCACCTCGACGGATCCGCTCCGGGTCGACCCGACCGGGACGACGACCCAGCCAGTCTCCGGTACGGTGACGGCGAACGCTGGCAGCGGCACCTTCACGGTCTCAGGCACCGTGACGGCCAACGCCGGTACCGGCACCCTCGGGGTGCAGGACAACGCCTCGAAGGTCGACGACGCCGCGTTCACGCCAGCCTCGGACCGGGTGCTCGTCGTGGGCGCCTTCGCCGACGAGGCGGCGCCGGACAGCGTCGACGAGGGCGATGCCGGCGCGCTCCGGATGACCCTCGCCCGGGCCCTGCACGTCAACCTCCGGGACGACGCGGGCGACTCGGTCATGGACGGCGGCAACAACGCCGTCAGGGTCAACATCGTGGCCGGAGCTGGCTCAGGCGGCACGGCGATGACGGACGACGCCGCCTTCACCGTGGGCTCGACGTCGTTCACGCCGGTCGGCGGCACCTTCAAGTCCGCCCGGGACACGGTCAACGACAACGACGGCGGCGCCTTCGCCATGACGGCGAGCCGGGCCATGCTGGCGGCGCTGGAGACGCCGAACGGCGACTCCGCGATGGACGATACCAACGATGCCCTCCGGGTCAACATCGTGGCCGGAGGCGGCTCAGGCGGCACCTCGGCGACGGACAGCGCCGCCTTCACGGCCGCCTCCACGGCCGGAACGCCGATCATGGGCGCCCGGGACGACGCGGCGTCCGACACGCTCGCCGAGGGCGAGATGGGCATTGCCCGGATGACCACGAACCGGGCCTTCCACGTCAACCTCCGCGACGCCTCCGGCACCGAGGTCTCGGTCGGCGGCGGAACGCAGTACGACGAGGACACCGTCTCCACGGCGGCCGACAAGATCACCATGGCCGGCGTCGTCCGGAAGGACACGGCGGCGACCCTGGTCGACACGGACGGGGATCGTACGCAGCTCCAGGTCGACGCCAGCGGCCGGCTACACGTCAACGGCTCCGGCGTCACCCAGCCGATTTCCGCCTCGTCGCTCCCGCTGCCGACTGGTGCGGCGACGGAGACCACGCTCAACGCGATCAAGACGTCGACGGAGCTGATCGACGACTCGATCATCACCGACGACGCGGCGTTCTCGCCCGGCACGACCAAGCTCCAGATGTTCGGGGCCGAGTTCGACGACGCCGCCACGGACAGCGTCGACGAGGGCGATGCCGGGGCCGTGCGCATGTCGGCGAACCGGAACCTCTACACGACGCTCCGGGACGCGGCCGGCAACGAGCGCGGTGCCAACGTCAACGCCTCGAACGCGCTGCTGACGGCGCAGACCGGGGCCCTGCCGGCAGGCACCAACAACATCGGTGACGTCGACGTCCTGACCCTGCCGGCCCTGCCGGCGGGTACCAACAACATCGGCGACGTCGACGTGCTGACCTTGCCGGCGTTGCCGGCCGGGAATAACAACATCGGTGACGTCGACATCGCCTCGATGCCTGGCGTCAAGGGCACCGTGGCACACGACAGCGCCGACGCCGACGCGCCGGTGAAGACGGGCGGCAAGGCGACGACGGCCCTCTCCGGCGTCACCCTGGTCGCCAACAACGACGTCACGGATGGGTATCACGGCGTCGACGGGGTGCAGATCGTCCGGCCGCACTGCAACCTGGAAGACATCGTGACCGGGACGGCGACGATCACGGACGGCTCGTCGACCTCGGTGATCTCCGCGGCCGGCTCCGGCGTGAAGATCTACGTCACCTCGGTCGTGGTCTCGAACTCCTCGGCGACGCCGGCCGAGGTGGACATCCGGGACGGCACCGCTGGCTCGGTGAAGCTGACGCTCCCGGTGCCTCCGTCGAAGTCCGGCGTGATCTTCAACCCGCCCGTGCCGTTGCCCTTCAGCGCGAACACCGCGATCGCGGCGGATCCCGACGCCTCGCTGACGTCGATCAAGGTCACGATCATCGGGTTCAAGTCGAAGGTCTAAATGATTCTCACGCACCTCGTCTTCTTCAGGTTCCTCAGGGGAGCGTCGGAGGTCGGCGGCGCTCCCCCCGTCGTCACCCCGGGCCTCATTCGCATGCAGAACGAGTCGCTGACCGTCGCGTCGGCTGACGACGAGACGTTCCTCGGGAGCCTCTGATGGGCGTGATCAATCGAGCGTTCAGCACCCGTGTCAACCAGAAGACGAGCGCCCTCTACAAGGGCACGCTGCGAGACGAGGACGGCGTCGCGATCGACGTGGCCCGGATCTCGGCGCTCACGTTGAAGCTCTACACGCGGGACGCGCCGGTCGCGGTGATCAACTCCGTGGACGGCGTGTCGATCCTCAACACGGGCCGCGGCACGATCGACTCGGCCGGGCTCGTGAAGATCCAGCTCACTCCTGACGACAACCCGATCGTCGTGGACGGCCGCGCCGTCGAGTATCACGTCATGCTGATCAAGGCGACGTACGACTCGACAAAGCAGGGGTCATGGACAGTCAGCTTTCCCGTGTACGACGTGGACTTCGTGCCGTGACACCAGCCCAGACGGCCGGGATGGTGGTCATCCTTTTCATGGACCTCTCGGGCTCCACGGCCAGAGCGGCCCAGGAAGGCGAGCTGGCCGGCATCGCGGAGCGTCGAGAGCGGATGCGTCGTCTCGAACATGAGTTCGCCGGTCTGTCGTCGCAGGTGCGTCGGATCGGGCTCCGGCAGGGCGACGGCTGGCTCTTCGTGGCGCCGGCGGACCTCGCCATCGAGGTGTTCCTGCATGCGTTGCGCGTGCAGGCGATCCCCGACCCGCTCCCGGCCCGGATCGCGCTCGGGCTGGGTGTGGTGTCCTGGGACGGCGAGCCGTTCACCGAGGATGCGACGGTCGACGGAACCATCGTCGATCTGACCGCTCGCCTGCTCTCGGTCTGCCTGCCGGAAGGCGTAGCGGTGTCAGAGCGGTTCTACCCCGAGCTGGCGAGGCGCCCGGAGATCCTGGCTCGCCTTGCGAGGCGCGTCACGGAGCTGAAGGGCTTCGTCGAGCCTGTCGAGTATTACCTGACGAAAGCCGGCGCGGCTGGGGATCCGTCGCCGGCCACGACGCTGGCCGAGGTCGTCGTCCAGGTCTCGGCGATCAAGGAAGACGTGCGAGAGGTGCGCGGGGAGCTGCGCGATCACCGCGGCGAGGATGCACGCGGGTTCCAGCGGATCGAGGATCTGCTCCGGACCGAGATGGCCCGGATGGAGACGATCCGGGTCGAGCAATTCACGGCGCTGGCGCACCGTATCAGGCTCGGGTTCCGGGACCAGAGCCTCCGGCTCATCGCGGCCATGCTGTCCGTGTTGCTGATCGGCGCCGTGGTCGCATTGATAAAGACGCAAGGCGTCTTCTGAATGGAGGGCCAACCATGACGATCGAGGCGTTGCTCTGGCTCGTGATCTGGGGGCTCGTGGCGTTCGCTGTTGCCGGGATCGTCGTCTGGCGGATCAAGGTCTCGCCGATGCCCGAGCCCCCGAGATCCTGGGCGATCTGGGGCATCTGGACGATCGCCGCCATCATCGTGTGCTTCTGGCTCGTCCGCCTCTTAGGCAACCCGAGGCTCTGGTAAGCGTTGACCCTCCGCCTCGTTCGACGCTGGTTCACTCCACTCTCGACCATCGGTGACCTCTCCGTCGACGGGGTGCCCGAGTGCTACATCCTGGAGGACGTCGTCCGGCCCAATGGGATAAAGATCCCGGGCCGGACGGCGATCCCGACCGGTACCTACCGGGTCATCATCGACCGCTCCAGCAGGTTCCAACGCGACCTTCCCCTGCTCCTCGACGTCCCCGGGTTCACGGGGATCCGGATTCATCCAGGCAACACGGACCGCGACACCGATGGGTGTCTGCTCCCGGGGCGCAGCCGCTCGTTCGATGCGGTGCAGCAAAGCCGGTCAGCGTTCGACGCGCTCTACACACATCTCCGCTGGGCCTGGGAGTCGGGTCAGCGGATCGAGATCGAGATCACAGAGGAGCAGAGACCATGAACATCTTGTGCTGGCTGCTGCATCGAGGATGGAAGGTACACGGCCGCTGTATTCGCTGCGTGGCGTCGCGTCCGCCGATCGGACGGTTCGTGGTGGCCCTTCTCGCCCTGGGAGGCTGCGCCGCTACGCCGCCTCCCGTCCCCGTCTCGAAGCGGATCCCGGCCCTGGTGTGCACGCCGAGTCTCTACATCCGGGCCGACGGGAACGGGCTCCGGTCGCTCTTGTGCTACGCGCCGGACGACCGCGGCCGCATCGAGGTGTTCGAGCAGGAGATCGCGAAGTGAGTAGCCTCTGCGCGTCGTGCGGGCTGATGATCACGAGCGACTCGTCGCTCTGCCAGCATCACGCCTCTCCCAGCGACGACGGCTTCTCTGATACGAATCGGATCCTCTGCGGGCTGTTGCACCGCGGGACGCAGCCGCGGCGGCTCACGCCAGAGGAACGTGAGGAGCAACCCTGTGTTGTGCAACCCGAGGACGCGGCCGGATGAGGATATCGCTCGTGGTCCAGTTTTATGACGTCCTGCACCATCTCATTCGCTACGGGCTGTTCTATCTCGCCGAGACCGGCGTGGTGATCGCGTTGACGCGTGGAGCGATCACCGGAGAACAGTTTGTCGCGGCGACGACCTCGATCCTCACCATTGCCGTCACGCACGCCGTGACGGGCAAACGCGGCGACGGCAATCCGTCGCGCGCTGAACCGACAGTGATCCGACAGGTGGAAGAGAGGAGAGATCCATGAGACGTGTACTCGCGCTCGCAATCGTGGCGCTGCTCGTGATGACGGGCTGCGCGAGCACCGACGCCGGGAAGAAGGCGCAAGCGCAGCAGGGGACCTATCAGGCGCTCCAGCTCGCGGGGAAGACGGCGATCGCGACCTCGGCCGCGATGAACCAGCACTGCCCGACCGGGAAGATCTCCGTCGATACCTGCAAGGCATGGAACGCCTTCCTGCCGCACTTCAAGTTCTCGTACGGTCAGCTCGTGAAGACGTGGACCGCAGCCGCGCCGACAGGCGACCTGGCGTCCCTGTCAGCCGCGACCGCGGCGCTGGTCGGTGAGTCGCTCACGTACGCGTACGCAGCCGGCGTCGTGCCGGCGGCGAAGTAGGAGGCGCCCATGGCCGCCGCTCTGATCCCGGTGCTCGTGCCTCTGGCGACCGAGATGCTCCGGGCCCTGCCGTCGTTGATCGCCGCGATCAAGACGAGCGAGGCGCTCACGGAGCAGCAGCTCGCCGACATGAAGGCAAACCTCGCCGACATCGACGCCCAGGTCCAGGCGTTGGAGCCGGCGAAGCTCCCGCCGAGTGCCTAGGTACCTACGTCGCCGGTGCTCCCGCGCCGGCACGGCAGCACGTGTCCCGGGCGGCGCAGCCGTGCCCACCCGGGACGCACGTCGAACGTGCGCGTTACCTGCCCCCGAAGTACTTCGGCCCGACCTCGATGAGCTTGAGCCGCGCGGCATGGCCGGACTTGAGTGAGTCATCAGTCGCAGACCCGCTCGCAGCGTCATCCAGCGGGTCCAGTTTCTCCTCGGGATTCGGAGCCTTGCCGCGAGGCGGCCGCCTCGCCAGCTCGTCGATCTCACGCATGCCGCGCTCCATGGCCGCCGCCTGCGTCTTCGTCGGCTCAGGATCGCTCACCGTCATCACTCAGGATCCCGCAGCGGCGCGAACACCAACTCGTGAAGCTGAACCGACGCCAGCTTCCCGTCGGCCTGCTCCACCAACGCATAGAACTCAGCGTAATCGTCGCGATACCAAGTGAACAAGCCTCGCACCCGGCCCGCGCCTCCAACCAGACCTTCTTTGTCCGGCCACGTCACGTCGCGATCCAGCAAGTGGTTGCCGACGACCACCATCACGCTGTTGGACCGCACGACGTTCAGTACCGTTGGCTTAGGCTTATCAGCCATGTCGGCGCTCCAGCAGGTACCGTCCGCAGGCGCACGCCACCGCCGGCAGGCCGGTCAGGCAGCGCTCGTTCCCGAGCCGGTCCTGCACCCGGTCGACCGTCGTGGCGCTGTACCGTCCGAGGACCTGGAAGATCGGATGCTCCAGCACCCTGGCCCTGGGATCGCAGGCGATGATCGGCAGTTGTGCGTTGTTCACGGCTGTCCTCACGCTCAGTCCTCTGGTCTCCGTTGCCCAGCGTCCTGCGGCGTCGGCACCGTGATCCCGTGCTCGACCGCCGCCTCCAGCCACTCTCGCATCGCGACGTCCAGGTCCGCGAGCGCTGCGTCTCGCGTCGGCCCGTCTGCCGTGCATCCCGGCAGCTCCTGCACCCTGGCGATCCAGTCGCCGTCTTCATCACGCCGCAGCGTCAGCGTGTACGGCAGCTTCAGGTCACCACTCAAAGTCAAGCTGCCCTGAAGTAGGATAGGCCCGCCTCGCTCGGGCCCGGGGTGATTCAGACTACCGGACTACTTCCCGGTGCGGACGCGCTCCGTCTCGGTCGTGGCCGGATGACGGTCGGCGTACTTCTTGGTGGTGAACTGCCCGGACTTCGAGTCGCGATGCACGATCTTGCGATCATCGCCCATGCGGCGGGTCCTCCTTTCCCGGGGATGCTCTCTCCCGTAGTTCTTGACGCGGACGGGCCCAACGGGTTACTCGGTACAGCGTCACCCGCACCGAGGCGAGGTCCCCGCGGGGCCGCCCGCATCAAGGCGCCGACCTGGCTGACACCGGGTCGGCGTTGCTGCCTCTCACGCGGCACGCTCTGCCGCACTCCACCGATTGCGCTTGAGGATCGCCTGCAGCGGCTTCCGGATCGGTGTTCCCTCGAGGGCGGCACGCAGCACGATCTCCTTGAGAAGATCGGGGTCGATCACCGCGGCCGCGACGGCGCGCGCCAACCGGTCCGAGGTCTCCCCTAGGCTGTCCAGCTTGCCGTTCTCGACGCGGGAGAGATACGAGGGGTCGAGCCCGATCTTCTCGGCGAAGTCCTGCGCGCGGAACCCCGCCTGCTTGCGAATGAATCGCAGTTCGTCGCCGGCGAGCAGCCCGTTCTTGCGGAGGAACCCTCGAGCGAGCACATGGTGTAGCTCGCCAATCTTAGGGATCGTCGGCACGTCGACGTCGCACGCGGTACAGCGATGCACAGTGATCCCAACCAGGCCGACGCGCGGCAGCCCACCCAGGACGTACGCGTATGGGTCCGTGGGCGTGGTCTGGCGGACCGTCATCGGTCCCCCGCATACGTCGCACACCTTCATGGCGTCCCCCTTTCGTTGGTCTCGTCAATCACGGTGATGATCAACAGCCTCCCCTCCAGCTCGATCTGAACCACGCAGGACGCGGGGCGCTCCTCGTCGAGGCAGCGCCCGAGCACCTTCCACCGCCAGGCCGTCCGCGGCCTGTTGTGCTCCACGATGTCGCCGTGGAGGAGCACGTGCTCCACGTCCTGGAACGTGAGGTGCCGGCGCTGCATCGCGCGCACCGCGTGGACGTGAAAGGTGACCGCGCCCTCGTGCCACAGCCGTCGGATCGACCGGAGCACGGTGCTGTAGTTGCTCGGGTCGTCGAACGGGAGCACCTCAGCCACGGTCGGAGTATACGTCAATAATGAACTAATGTCAAGTAGAGTGCCGGCGCGGCCGACCCGTCTCACGGCCCGGACGCCGCCCTGTGACGACATGTCCTCGAGTGTGCTTGTTGCGGGCCGAGGTCCGGCTGGTGGCTGGGCATCCGCTCGGAGGTCCAGGCCGTGCAGATCGTCGCGAAAGATCTTGCGCCCAGAATTCCGCTTCCGGCATGACGGTGCCGGTCCGGTCTGTTGGCGCCAACAGTTTTCACTTGGAGCTTGACGAACGGTCGGAGTAATCTCGCCGCCGTCAAGTGTGTATTTACCTAGACATCCGTGTTGAGGTGGATCTTGACCGCACGGAGCGGCAAGGCGAGGATCGTAAGGAAGGGCACCCCCGAAGGGGTGCCCTAGGGTAAGTGCCCTCGGCAGGACTCGAACCTGCGACCTCAGGGGTACGGGCCCCACGCTCTTTCCTCCTGAGCTACGAGGGCATCAGGGCCGTGACTCGCGCCAACGGGTCACGGTCCGCTTTTTTTGGTACGGCTATGTCCCCGGCGCCGGATCCTTCGCCGAAACCGTCTCCCATGCCGCCTGCTGCAGTGCGTGCCACGGCGTCGCCGCCCGCGCCTCGCCGGTACCCCTCACCAGCGAGTGGACCGAGCCCGCGTAATAGACGGTCGCCCGCCAGCCGGACGGATAATGCGCCAGTTCGACGTCGCGGCCCTGGGCGAGCAACCCATCGATGAGGATCCCGACACCCTTCCAGGAGCCGAGGACCTCGCGCAGCTCGTCGACGACCGGCGGCGGCTCCCCGCGCCACTGGAGGTTCAGCGCGGCCAGCGCGGTGAGCATCACGTGCTTGCGCTGCTCGAGGGAGCGCGGACTCACGGCGCCGGCGCTTGAGGATTGCGTCGCCGCAGCGGGATGACGTTATCCGCGGCGCTGACATCGGCAGCCCCGGAGGCGTGGGGAAGTGGCTCCAGGGTTAGGAACGGGCACCGCGTGACGCCCCGGTCCGCGAGCGAGGCGCGGACCTGATCGTCTCGGCGCCCTGGATCGCCCCAGTCGACGTCGCCCCACGTCCCCCACGACGAGGCCCAGAGCCGGCACGGAATCAGGATCGGGCGCCCGGGCGATGCTGATGCCGCAGCCGACGAGAGCGTCCGGGCCGATGTGGAGTGACAGTAGCGCTGCGGCGGGGAGAACGCGGCCGCCTTGGCCATACACTCGAGGACCCGCTGAAGGGTGAAGCGCTCCATACCCGTCGCGTACACGCCGTCGACCTCGAGGCGCGAGGCGTGCCAGCGCTGGACGAGGTTCCACGCCTGGAGAAAGCGGCGGATCTCCGGCTCGGTGAAGGTCATCAGCTCGCACGTGTGGACGATCGCTCGACCGACCGCCTCCTCGTGATAGCCCGCGCAGCCGCGCGCCACCTTCACGGCATCCTGATAGCCGGCCGCGGTGGAGGAGAGGAAGGTCAGACGGAAGCGCGCTCGAGGGGGCGCCTCGGAAGACATCAGAGCGTGTGGGAGAAGCGGGTTGAGAGCCAGATCCTCGCAAGGATCAGCAGGATCGTGCCGCCGATGACGAACAACCACCCTAGGATGACTGAGGCAATCACCGTCGCGGGCGCCCCGGCTGCCCCCGCTGCGTCGTGTCGTCGAGGAAGAACACCTCGGCGACCTGGCCGTTACGCATCGTGACCTCGACGTCGTAGGTCAGCGAGGTCGCCCGGTCGAAGCCCATGCCTCTGAAGCGGAGGATGTCGACGGAGCCGGCTGGCTCGACCTTCGTGCCCGAGGAGACTGGGCGCCCGAGCCGAGCGATCACGGCGTCGCGCGAGGAGCCGAGGAAGCCGGCAATCTCGCCGCGTTCGAGCTGCATTACTTGGCCGCCTGCCGAGACGGCGAGCAGCATCGATATCGAGAGCACGAGAACGACCACGCCCCGGAGCGCCATCCTGCTGTCCCTCCTTACCACTCGAATTCGAGCTGCCCCTGCACGTATCGTTGCAGCGCCACGCGCCGTCGCCGCCATCCCATCCGTTCCCCAGGACGGCGCTCGGGGAAGGCGACCCACAGTCGCATTAGGTCCCCATCGGTATGGGCTCGCTCCAGTGTCGGATAGGGAGGCCCCGCCGGCCAAGGGTTCAACGCGAGCAACGCCACCGTCGACGCCTCGATCTCCGTCTGATCGAGCCAGCCCGGTGAACCGAGGTAATACTCGATGTCGCCTGGGTGCAGGAACCAGTGACCGAGCGCGTGGAAGGCCACGAAGGTCTTGTAGGTCGGCGTCAGGCCCGTGTTGAGCGTGATCGTGGGCCGCGAGCCCCATCGGTTCAGATACTCGTCCCACAGGTACGGGCGCGTCTCGACGCGGATCCGCTCCCGCCGGCACACCGCGAGGAAGTCGCCGTAGTCGAGGCGCCGCTGTCCGAAGCCTGGGATTTTCGCGCCGAGGAGCGCGACCATCTCCGGCCCGGTCACCGGCGCGGTTTCTTTCCAGACTCAATGATGCGGCGCTTGGCTTCGGCGAGCTCGCGCTCGAGCTGCTCGGCCAATGCGGTGAGCGTACGGTCGATCGTCTGCTCATACCGGGCGCGGATCCGCGCAACCTCCTCGGCGTAGAGCTCTCGGTCACCCTTGGAACGCAGGTCACCGAGCGACGCTGCGCTGAGACGGAGAGCTCCCGCTATCCGCGTCAAGGCGGAGCTGTGAGCCGCCCCTTCCTCTTGGTCACCTGGCTCCGCGGAGGTGTCGCCGGCGCCTGCCGCAAGGAGGAGATTTGAGTCAGCGTAGACCCGTAGAGCAATCCGGATGAACGGGGACTTGAACCCGCGTGTCTTGAGATCGCTGACACGCTTTTCACTGGAAAGGCCGAGCGCCTGCGCAAGCGCCGCCGGGCTCCCGGCGCGTTGAATCGCTCGCTCGAGTAGCTCAAGGTCGTCCGCTTTATCGGGCACTTCCAGGCCGCCATCCGCATATGCGGATTTTGTTCTTGACGTCTTCCGCAAAAGCGGAGTAGCGTCGCCATCGTGAAGCAAAGCAAAGCAAGCCCCGGGACGCTAGCACGGCTCAAGGCCGCGCTCCAGCGTCACGGCATCAGCCAGGAAGCGGTCGCGGTTGAGGCGTCGAGGACCTCCCGGCGGCGGAGCGTGAACGCGACGACCGTGTCGAACGTCCTGGCTGGCCGCCGGAAGTCGCGCAACGTCCTCAACGCCGCCAAGCGGCTCCTCGCCGCGCATCGCCACGCCGCCCAGGGGTCCGCCGCATGAACCCGTTCACCGACGAATCACGAGACGCGCGTCTGAAGATGGCCGTCGAGGGGCTCTGCGACACGCTGCGCGCACCGGCCTCGCTCCACCGGCTGGTGATGCAGGCGAAGCCGGCGTTCATGCCCGTGGGCGACTTCGCGTTGAAGGCCATGCTCGATTCCGCCATCGACGCGTTGAAGGTACGCGGCGACTACCGGGGCATCCAGGGCCTGCTCGGCACCCTATTCGGCCAGACGGTGCCGGGTGGCACCGCCGACACCGACGCAGTGCGCAAGCCGCCCGCCCGGGTGCCAGACGGCACCTCGGGTGCCGATCGGCACCCACGGAGGTCTGCATGATCCGAGATCCCCTGATCTGCGACGGCTGCGATCAGCCGATGCTAGCGACGGACGGGCCCGCCGCGCTGCTCGGCATCTGCCGTGCGTGCATGCGCGAAGTGTTGCGGCTCGCGCATGCCGAGGAGCTGATCCCGATCCTCGACGACAACCTGCTGGAGCGCATGTATGCGCTGCCGGCGCGGGAGCCGCGGTGAGGGCTCGCCGGCGTTCGCTCGTCTGCGACGCGGCGGCCTTCCTCGTCGCCGTGATCGCGGTCTTCGCGTGCGGCCTGCTCCTGGCGACGCTCGCGCCAGATTCGGCCTTTTTCTCTGCCCCGCCGACCGTCGAGGAGGTGTCGCGATGACGCTTCGGCTCGCTCTCCTCTTCGCGTTCCTCGCCTTCAGCCTGCTGGCGACCTTCTGGTGCCTGCACGCGGCGGGGGAGCAGAGCCGGCAGGAGCGCGGCGAATGAAGCTCGCCGACCTCTTCACGTGCGTCGAATGCGGCGAGGCGTACCAGCCCGATCCGCGGCCGCTCGGCCGGCGTTCTTGCCCGAGCTGCGCCAGCGACAACATCGTCCCGGTCACGAGCCTGATGTCTCGGTGGTCGCCGCCATGGCGAGTCACCACCATTCCACAATCCCACTCCCCCATGGAGGCCACCCATGCCCGCTGACACGATCCGTCTGAACGACATCGCCGGGATGAAGCAGCGCCTCCTCGCCACGCCCGACGCGCTCTACAAGGCCCGAGTGGCGAGGGCCGAGGCGCAGGGGATTGTGGCGCGGCTGAAGGATCACCGCGACGAGATCGAGGCGGAGACGTCCGTGCTCGTCGCCGGGGAGCGCGACGCCGCGAACAAGCCGGCGTTCAGCAACGCCGAGCTGCGCAGCGCCGAGACGAAGCGCCGCCTCGCCGCCTCGGACGACTACGGCAAGGTGATGCACGAGCTGAGCTTCGCCGAGAACGACCTGACGATGCGCGGGCTGGACGTGCAGCGCCTGGAGGACGAGCAGCGGTCCTGGCGCGCCGTCGTCGACCTCGCCGTCGCGGAGATCAATCTCCTCGTCGCGGGGCGGTAACCGCGATGGCGCGGCGTTCGTCCCGCGGCACTCGTTTCAGCCCTCGTCCCGATCTCGGCTACGTGTACGGGCCCGACGGCCGCCGGCTCGCCGGCACCGGCGGGCCGATGTTCGAGGCGCCGCCCGCGGCCGCCGTGGAGACGGTGACGGCGCCCGTGCTGGAGGAGCCCATCACCCACGACCAGGAGGAGCCACCCATGCCGACCGCAGACCGACCATCCGTGATCGCCACTACCAGCCAGGATCAGGCGCTGGCCACCGTCCCCCGCGGCCTGGAGGAGATGTTCAGCGCCGAGGAGTGGGCCCTGATGCCGCCCGAGGAGCGCGCCGCGGCCGTGGCCTTCTTCCGCGAGGAGCAGCGCGAGACGACGGACGGCCTCGACATCACGTTCCCGCGGGTGCCGTACCCGACCTCCGGCTCGTCGTTCTGGGAGGTGCCGACGGCGAGCGGCGAGCCCGAGGCGAGGAAGACGCTCGAGGGCATCGTCGTCTACAAGCAGCCGACCCGAGCGTACTGGCCGCTGGACGCTGAGGTGAGCAAGAAGAACCCGCCGACCTGCTCGTCGCCGGACGGCATCACGCCGCTGGAGGGCGAGGGGAAGCAGGCGAAGACCTGCGGGATCTGCCCCCACGCACGCTTCGGCACCGGTAGGGACGGACACGGGCAGGCGTGCAAGGCACGCCTGCAGACGTTCGTGCTGATGGGCGACGAGGAGATCCCCACGCTCGTCAGCCTGCCGCCGTCAGCCCTCAAGACGTTCTCCGACTACGCCGTGCAGCTCCGGAAGGCCAACTCGGCGCTGCTCGCCGTGACCACCGTCTTCGGGCTCACCGACGAGCGGAGCAACGCCGGCATCAGCTACAAGGCCCTGACGCTGAAGATCGGCCGGAAGCTCACCTACGCCGAGATGGTGCGGGCCCGGAAGATCCGTGAGCTGTTCGAGGCCCAGATGGCGAAGCGCGGCCTCCAGGTCGACGACGAGACCAGCAGCGGCGGCGGGCCGGTGATCGACGGCGAGGCGCGGCGTGTCGTGGACGACGGTCGGCCGCTGGCCGAGCAGCTCACCGGCCGGCCGGAGCGGGTGCCCTTCTGATGCCCGCCCTGGACATCGACCAGAAGTGCCACGGCCTGGCCAAGACGATCCTGACCGGCTACCGGCTCACGATGGACGAGCGCGCGCAGGAGACCGAGCGGCTCGCCCAGGCCCTCCGGACGGTCGTCGACGCCGAGCTCGAGGCGCTCGAGCACCGGCGGATCGCCTGATGAAGCAGTGCGAGTGCGGCTGTGGTCAGCCGGCCCCGATCGCGACAGCGACGATCAAGGGTCGCAATCAGGTGAAGGGACAACCCGTCCGATTCATTCACGGGCACGCGGGGCGAAGCATCAAGAAGCTCGGACGCAGGATCGTCGATGGGCACGTGTTGGTGCTCGACCCGGCGGTGCCGCCTCGGCGTCGAGACGGATACGTGTTCGAGCACGTCCTCATCGCCGAACGCGCCCTCGGACGACCACTGCCGGCGAGCGCCGTTGTCCATCACGTGAACGAGATCAGGTCGGATAACCGGCCAACGAATCTCGTGATCTGCGAGGACGCGGGCTATCACAAGCTGCTCCACGCCCGGACTCGACGGCTGATCGACAGCCGGCTCGGCGGGAAGCTCTGCTCGAAATGTCGGGAGCGGAAGCCTCCGACGGAGTTCGCTCGACAGGCCAGCACCTTCCGCGGTCTCCGTGCGCGCTGTAAGAGCTGCACGGCCCGAGCAGAGAGGGCGTCATGAAGATCGCCTGCTTCGGCGACCGCCACGTGAGCCTGCGCAGCCCTCGCTTCGAGCACGCCCTGGAGGTCTGGGACGCCGCAATCACGGACGCGATCGAGCAAGGCGCGTCGGTGTTCGTCGGCCTCGGCGACGTCTGCGAGGGCGACCCGAACGGCGAGGAACGCATGGCGCTCGGCATGCGCTACAAGCGGATGGCGGAGCGCGGGAGCGTCTTCGAGGTCACGGGGAACCACGAATCCAGGGATGCGCTGCGCTGGCTGGAGTTCCTCGGCGTCGTGGTGGCGTGGGACGAGTTCGTCACCGTCCCACTTCGCGGCGCCACGTTACTGCTCGCGCCCTACGCCCGACGCGGACACGCGCCCTACGTCGGCGCCGAGACGCACAAGGACTCCGCGCAGCTCCTGGCCGAGACGATCGCGGAGACGGTCTCCGGAACGAGGGAGCCCGTCATCGTCGCTGGCCACTGGACTCCGGAAGGGGCCCGCCTGAACGACAGCGATTACGAAGTCCACGTCGGCCATGAGATGGTCGTCCCGCTCGCCGCGCTCGCGCCGGCCTCGCTCGTGGTCACCGGGCACATTCACCGCCGGCAGGCGATCGGCGACAACGTCGTCATCGCCGGCTCCCTCTATCGTTGCTCCTTTGCCGAGGCGGCTGAGCGCAAGTCGTACGTGCTGATCACGGTCGGCGATGGGTTCGCTCCGTCGTGGGAGCACCGGCCGTTGCCGGCGCGGGAGATGGTGGTCCGCAAGCTGACCTGGCCGATCACGGCCCCGATGGATACCTACCTGGAAGCGCTGGTCGAGAGCGTGGGCGGCGACAGGCCCGAGGTCAAGGTCACCGTCGAGATCCCCGAGGACCAGGTGGCCACGTTCGAGCCGTCCGTCTTCGACGGGATCCGCGACCGCGCCAGCCACTTCGTCCTCGAGAAGATCGTCGTGCCGACCGAGCGCACCCGGACCCCGGCGATCGCGCAGAGCACGCGGCTCGAGGACCAGCTGGCGGCGTGGGCGGAGGCGACGGAGCAGGACCTGACGCCGGCGCGCGCGGAGCGGGTCCAGGCGAAGGTCGCGGAGGTGCAAGGATGATCCTCCATCTATTCGAGCACGTCGGCAGCTATCCCTTTCCGCACACGCCGATCGTCATCGACTTCGACGCCGCGCCGTCGTTGATCTCGGTCTCCGGGGTGAACGGGGCCGGGAAGACGATGATCATGGACTGCATCGTCGCGGTGTTCTGCGGCGAGATGCCGTATCGGCCCGGCGCCCTCACACACAACTTCGTCGCGAAGGGCCGCATCGACCTGACATGGTCGACCGACGGCCAGTGTTATCGCAGCGCGCTCCTCATCGATCCGCACTCGGGGCGGACGGAAGGGACGCTCTACGCGATCAACGGGGACGACGTCACCATGATCGCGGGTCCGTTGATTCGAGACTACCGCCGGTCGGTCCACGCCATCGTCGGGCCGACCGAGCTCCTGCTCGCGGCGATGTACTCCGTCCAGACGGGCGTGGGCGCCTTCCTCCGGCTGCCGCGGCCCGAGCGCAAGGCCCTGCTCGGCGAGTTGCTCGGCCTGCAGCGATTCACGCAGTACCAGGCCACGGCGAAGGCGCACGGAGCCGGCGCCGAGGTGCTCCTCGCCACGACGCGTCAGCGCATCACGGACCTCGCCGCGATCGCAGCGCGCCGGCCGTTGATCGAGCAGCAGCGAGCCACGGCGGAGCAGGAGAGCCAGCGGGCCCGCGACCTCGCCAACGGGGCCAGGGCAGCGCTGGAGATCGCTCGGACAGATCTGATCAAGGCCCGGGAGGCGCGGGCCGCGGTCGCGCCTCTTTCTGACGAGCTGGGCCGTCTCGACGTAGAGATGGCCGGATTTGTCAGCAGGATCGGAGCCATCGAGAAGGAACGCGCCTCGGACGTGAAGCTCGTGGCGATGGGGAGAGAGATCCGGGCCGCCGTGGAGCGCACCGCGGTGATCCGGGGTGAGGTCGAGAACCTCACGGCGGAGATCGATAAGGCGACAGCGGCGTTCACGGAACAGTCGAAGCTGCGCGCCCAGGCGGAGATCGCCGCGAGCCACGCCGGCGCGAAGGCGCGCGAGACGACGAAGGAGTACGAGCAGCTCCGCCGGCAGGTCTCGGTGCTGGGGACCGTGCCGTGCCGCGGCGAGGGTAACTACGCGACCTGTCAGTACCTGAAGGACGCCCAGGCGGCGACGCCGAAGCTTCCGGCGGCGAAGGAAGCGTCCCGCCTCGCCATCGAAGCGCTCGACGCGCTGCCACCGGTCCCCTCGCCGACGACGGACATGGTGAAGCCCCTGGTAGCCCGCCGGACCATGCTGCAACAGGAAGCGGCGCGCTACCGCTCCGCGGCGGAGCAGCAGCCGGCCCTCAGCGCCGCCCACGCACGCATCGATGCCAGTGCCGAGGAGCGGAAGCGGATCGACGCCGACCTCGCCACGAAGACCGCTCGGCGCGGTGAATTGAAAGAACGGCTCGCCGATCTTGCACAACTCGACGAGAACGTAGCCTTCGCGACGAAGGGCGTCGAGATCGAAGAGGGGTTGCTGAACAGGTACGCCTTCTCGATCGAAAGCTTCGCGGAGACTCTTGGCGGGCTACGGGCCCAGCTCGACAAGGTCGACGAAGCGGACCGATTGCTCGTCGACCTCCGGGCCCGGGAGGCGGTGCACACCGACGACGTCGCCGATTGGGCCCTGCTGGGCCGTGCGTTCGGGCCCTCGGGGATCCCCGCACTCCTCATCGACCAGGCGCTGCCGGAGCTGGGACGGCTCGCCACGGACCTCCTCACGACATGCTTCGGAGAACAGGTCTTCACCATCTCGCTCACAACGCAGCGAGCCTCGGCCGACGGGGACCGCCAGCTCGAAACGCTCGACGTCATCGTGCGCCGGGGCGGGGAGCCGATTGATGCCGCCCTTCTCAGCGGCGGGGAGTCGGTGCTTGTCAGCGAGGCGCTGTCCCTGGCCCTGGCGCTCTACACCGCGAGCCGGTCCGGACGCCAGATCCGCACCCTGCTCCGCGATGAGGTTTCCGCGCCACTGGACGTCGCCAGGGCCCCGGCGTACGTCCGCATGCTCCGCCGCTCCGCCCAGCTCGGCGGGTTCCGTCACGTGCTGTACGTCAGCCACCAGGCGCAGGCCATCGAGCTGGCAGACGCGCAGCTCGAGGTTCGCGCTGGCACCGTCACCCTGTCCTGAGAGGAGGACCGATGCACCCAATCAGCGAGTGGGTCCAGACCACCTCGCGGATGCTGGACGAGGGCGCCACAGTCAATGAAGTCCTCGTACGTTCCGCCCTGGTCCTCGAAATCATCCCGTCGAGTAACGACAGCGTCGGCTCGCTGTTCGGCCGGCGCGGCGAGACGATCGAATCCATCCGGACTCTCGCACGGCAGCTCGGACGTGAGATCCGGCTCCAGGTCGCGATCTCGGTGGCCCGACCAGTCGAGGCTGGCCGTGACTGACACCTGGCCGAAGGGCACCACACCCGTCCCGATCGAGACGCTGCTCACCGCGGCACGCCGGCTCGAGCACGACGGACGGGCAGGGAAGCCGGTCGACCGGGCCCTGCTGCGGCGCATGTCGCGGACCCTCGACGGCTACGTCGCCTCGCTGCCCCTGGAGCTGCAGGACGCCACCGCGCAGCGGCTCCTCGCGGCGATCGAGACGCCCCCGGGCCCGGCGAAGGCGGTCGCGGCGCCGGCGATGGGTGGCCGGCGGGTCGTGACGGCAGGGAGGGTGTGAGGAACATGAGTACGCGGCTTGTCTGGAAGCGCCCTTTCTGGGCCCGCCTCCTACGCATGCCGTGTCTGATCTTTGCCATCTATTCCGTGATGCGACGAACGGATCATTCGCGTCGCTCGGCTCTAGTAATCGCAGCGAGGCTGTCTTGGTTGGCGGCTCGTCCATGACCGCGAAACGGATCGTGCGCACATGGACACCAGGAGAAGATCAAATCTTGCGCGAACTCTGTGCGCCTGGTGCGCCGAGCGGATGTACCTCTCGGGCCGCTGAGCAGCTTAGACGGACACGGTTGGCCGTGAGCCTCAGAATGTTCGCTCTCGGACTTACAGATCGACGTCGCCCTCGATCCGAGCGCCAGCTCGCCTCTGTTCGAGCGGAGGGCCTACGTCGGCGCGGCAAGGGAAAGTGTCTTGACCTCGACGAACCGACGGCGAGGAAGCTCTTCGAGCAATTTCGTCGGACGAAGGTCTCCATGCGCAAGTTCGGTCGTCGTGTTGGCTTCCACGGTGATGGGCTCGCGCTCGCATTTCGGCGTCACTTCCCGGATGAATACGAGATGGCCGTCGAGCAAAAGAGTGCTCGCCGAGACCTCTGGTACAGGCGGGGTCGCAACTTCGAGTACACCGTGCGCAACTATCTCCGCGCTAGAGGATGGTGGGTGCTCCGCTCGCCACAGTCAAAGTCTCCTGTTGATCTGGTGTGTCTCAAGGTTGGTCAAGTGTTGATGGTGCAGTGCAAGTCTGGAGCGCGGACCCTGAACGCCTCAGAAAAGATCCCGCTCGTCGACCTCGCCCAGTCGGTCGGCGCCATTCCAGTGCTCGCCTATCGAGAGGGTGCAAAGGGCATCGACTTCCGTCGATGCGAAACCAATGGGTACTCCGAGATGGTGATCCCATGACGACGATCACATGCCCCGTGGACGGCTGTGGCCTCACGGCGCCGAACGCCGGCGTCCTCGGTGCGCACCTGCAACAAGACCACGCCTGGCCCGCCGACGAAGCGTTGAGCACCGCGCGCGAGCTCTACATGGCGGCGATCGAGCCTGCCGAAGAGACGCCGCCGACACCTGCACCCATACCGCCCGACGCGTCCAAGGAGGAACCGTCCATGCCCTGCACCCGCTGTGGAAAGACGGGCCACAACGCCAGCAGCTGCGGGCGCCATGAGAAGGCCAACAAGACGGAGAAGTCCACCGCGCCCGCTCGCCGGACGGCGGAGCCGTCGGGCGCCTCGCCGGACGGCGCCACGAATCTCCGCGCCGCGATCGCCACGCTGCGTGCTGAGGCCCAGGCCAAGCTGGACGCGGCGGACCATCTGGAGAAGGCCGCGACGATCCTCGAGGAGGTGACGAAGGCATGACCATGACGACCACCGAGACCGGGCTGTCGACACTGCGACTCGCTGACCTGCATGAGTCGCCGCTGAACCCACGCAAGTCGTTCCCCGCCGACGCGTTGGCCGAGCTGACGGCGAGCATCAAGACCAACGGCATCCTCGTGCCGCTGATCGTCCGGCCGAACGCGAAGGGGTACGAGATCGCGGCCGGACAACGACGGTGCCGTGCCGCGAAGGCCGCGGGGCTCGCTGACGTGCCGGCACTCGTCCGTCAGATGACCGACGCCGAGTTCATCGAGCTCGGCCTGGTCGAGAACGACCAGCGCCAGGACCTGACCGCGCTGGAGGAGGCGGACGGGTACCGGCTGCTAATGACCCGGGCCCAGTACACGGTGGAACGGATCGCGGAACGCATCGGCATGTCGGAGAAGTACGTGCACGATCGCCTGCGACTCCTGAAGCTCATCGGCCCGGTGAAGGATCTGCTGCGCGAGGGGATGATCACTACGACCCACGCGATCCTGCTCGCGCAGCTAACGGCGAAGGATCAGGAGCGCGCGATCGAGGAGGACGGGGGCGGGCTGTTCGAGCACGAGGACCTCCTGTGGCAGCACCAGGAGCCCGGGAAGCGCGGCGCGGTCAAGGCGCGGAGCGTGCGGGAGCTGCAGGCGTGGATCGACAAGCACGTGCGGTTCATTGCCGCGGCCGCGGATCCGGTTCTGTTCCCGACCACGGTCGCGACGGTCACTGCCGCCAAGGAGCAGGCCGAGAAGGTCATCTCAATCACGCACGAGTACGTGGTCCACCCCGACGCGCGGGACGAGAAGGAGCGGATCTACTCGGAGCGCTCGTGGAAGCGCGCGGACGGGCAGCAGAAGTCGAAGACGTGCGAGCACTCGATCACCGGCGTGATCGTCGTCGGGCCCGGCCGCGGTGAGGCCTTCAAGGTCTGCATCGCGCGAGAGAAGTGCGAGACCCACTGGGCCACGGAGCAACGGGAGAAGGCGAAGCGGACGACGTCGACGTCGGGCCGCTCGAACAAGGCGGACCGCTGGAAGCGCGAAGAGGAGAAGCGCCGGGCCGAACAGGCGAAGGCTGAGGCGGCGCGCGAGCGGTGGACGAAGGCGACGCCGGCGATCCTCGAGGCGGTGGCGGCCGCGGTGAAGAAGGCCTCGACGAAGGCGTCCGGGCTGCTCGCGCAGACCATCGTCGACGCCGTGTGCAGGCACGGCGGCGTCCCGAAGGCGGCTGTCGAGCTGGTCCCCCGCGGCAAGAGCGCCGACGACCTGGTCCGGCACGCGGCGTTCATCGTGCTGTGCAACCAGGTCGGCGGCTGGAATGCCGCGGCCGAGTTCCCCAAGCGCGCCAAGGCGTTCGGCGTCGACGTCGCGAAGATCCTCGGCCAGGCCGCGCCGGTCGAGGCGGAGAAGGAGTCGGAGACGGGGTCCGGCGCGAAGGGGAAGAGCGTCAAGAAGCGGAAGGCAAAGGCGGCGTAGGACGTGGGCGACCAGTCGTCGATCGCCTGGACCGACGCCACGTGCAGACCGTGTGGCGCGGTTCTCAACAACGTCAATACGGTCGAGCTTGGGCGACGGCTCTGCAAGCCGTGTAAGAACGCCCGTCAGCGCACGGCCTACATCAAGAGAGGCCGTCCGGGCCGTCGGGGCTGGCTAGCGGCCACGAGAGACGGCGACAAGCTGCAGGCGCGGCGGCGAGTGAACTATCTCGTAGAACAGGGGATTATCCCCCGCGCGGAAGATCTGCCGTGCTTTGACTGCGCTGACGAGGTGTTCTCAAGGCGTTATCGCCACGAGTACGACCACGCGCGCGGCTACGACGGCGAGAACCAGCTTTACGTCGAGCCGGTCTGCGCGAAGTGTCACCGGAATCGGGAGGAGGCCCGCCGTGGCGGCGTCGCAGCGTGACGGCGGCATCGCTTGGTGTGACGAAACGTGGAATCCCCTCGTGGGCTGCTCCCGCGTGTCGGCCGGCTGCATGCGGTGCTATGCCGAGCGCCAGGCATACCGCGCAGCCGCGATGGGCATCGAGCGGTACATCGGGCTGACGAAGAAGGTCGGCGACGAGATCCGCTGGACCGGCGAGGTGCGCGTCGTTGAGGCAGCGCTCACGCTGCCGCTGAGGTGGACGAGGCCGCGGCGGATCTTCGTGAACAGCATGAGCGACCTGTTCCACGAGAAGGTCACCGACGAGGCGATCGACCGGATCTTCGCGGTGATGGCACTCACGCCCTGGCACACATACCAGATCCTGACGAAGCGGCCGGAGCAGATGCACCGGTACTTCACCGCGTCGAACGGAGATCCTGGTGACCTGCCGGGCGGCCGCGCGAAGTGGGGCGTCTGGGGGCAGGTCGAGCACGCCGAGTCGTGGGCGGGGGATCGGTTCAACGAAGAGCAGTGGTCGCTGATCGAGTGGCCCTCGCAACACGTCGACTGGCCGCTGAAGAACGTGTGGCTCGGCGTCTCCGCCGAGGACCAGGCGACGGCCGACGAGCGCATCCCGCTGCTGCTCCAGACGCCGGCCGCGGTGCGGTGGGTGAGCTACGAGCCTGCGCTGGGGCTGGTGGACTTCCGGCGCTGGCTCGGTGGACGCATTCCGGCCGATCTCGCCATCGAGGACCAGGCGGCTATGTGGGGACGCGATGGTATTGGCTGGATCGTGGTGGGCGGCGAGTCCGGGCCCGGCGCGCGGCCGTTCGATCTCGCCTGGGCGCGGAGCACGGTGCAGCAGTGCCGGGCGGCGTCGGTTCCTGTGTTCTGCAAGCAGCTCGGGGCGCGGCCGATCTACAACCTCGGTGACGGACACCGTCCAGAAGCGCGCGTGCGCGAGATCCAACTTCGCGACCGCAAGGGCGCCGACATGGCCGAGTGGCCGGAGGATCTGCGGGTGCGGGAGTTCCCCGCCTGATGAAGCGCCAGGCCCTCACCGCCCACGTCGCCCTCCTGCAACACCGGCTCGATGAGCTGGCGACAGCAATTCACGACGGCGAGGACCGCTGGGCCGACTATCACGAGACGGCGCGCACCCTCGCCGCGCTCCTCCCCCACGCGGGCCGGATCACGGAGAACCCGGAACGGCTTTTGACGACGGCGGAGCTGGCGAACGCGAGCGGGCTGTCGACGCGCACCGTGGAGCGCATGCGGGCCCGGGGTCAGATCCGGCCGCGGAACGTGATCGGAAAGGCTGCTCGCTGGGCCCCTGACACCCTCATGATGAGCCCCCATCCGATCACGAGGAGGAGGTAGGGCTCATGTCGGTGCGCAAGATCACGTTGAGGTCCGGGGCCCAGGTGTACCAGGCGCGCGTCCAGCACGGAGGGCAGCGACGCTCCGCGATCAGGACCACGCGCGAAGCGGCGAAGACGGCGGAGGGCAACCTATTCGCCGCGCTGAAGGCGGGCCACGGTGCGCACGCCTCGGCAGAGGAGCCCGAGGTCATCACGGTCGAGGACACGATCGTGCTGTACGGCGAGGACATGGAGGACCGCGGCAAGGAGCGGGCGACGACGAAGCAGACCGGGTACCTGATCGCCACGATCCGGCGCCTCATGCCGGCGCTGCTTGGTATCCCGGTCTCGCGCCTCACCGACGCCGACGTGTTCGCGTTCAGGAAGGCGCGCAGCGTCCGCGCGAAGCCGTCCACGGTGAACCGCCAGCTTCGCATCCTCAGGGCCGCGCTGCGGCTCGTCCGGCCAGAGTACCGCTTCCCGAAGGCGTTCTTCGATGAGGACGAGACGCGGGTGCGCTGGCTCGAACCGGCCCAGGAGCGCGAGGTGCTGAAGGCGACTCGGGAGCCGTTCAGGTCCATGGCCGACTTCGCCGCGCTCACGCTGATGCGGCTCACCGAGATCCGCAAGCTCCGCCGCGACCAGGTCCACCTGTCCGCCGGCATCGTGCTGCTACCGCGGGTGAAGGGCAAACCGCGCAGCGTGGTACTGAGCGCGGAGGCCCGGGGCATCCTCACCGATCAACTCGAGGCGCGCCCCGGCAGCACGTGGGTGTTCGCGTCCCCGGCCGGCCAACCCTACAGCCGCGAGCATGTGGCCCGCGAGTTCCGCAAAGCGTCGCGCGGCATCGGGCTCGTTGACTTCCACTTCCACGACCTCCGCCACCATGGCGCCACGACGGCGCTGAACGCCGGCTACAGCGCGCCCATCGTCCAGGCCCTGGGCGGCTGGAAGACGGAGCGGATGATGCGCCGGTACGCCGCCGTCACGGACCAGACGCTGCGGGCTGCGGCCGAATCCGTGGCCGCTCACAGGGTCGAAACGGCAACCCGCGTGGCAACCACGCCGCGCAAGCACGCGAGATCATAAGTGTCGCCGCGACCCTTTCAAGGTCGAGATCGCGGGTTCGAATCCCGCCGGGGTCAC